GGATATTGGTATTCACAAAATACACCCCTTAATGTTACCATTTCATTGAAGTATCTTCTTTGAAGTTGAACATTAGGTTGTACTAATCTTCCGTAGTCCTTCTCCATAATAACTCCTATTTTCTTACAGCTCTTCCGTAAACTCTAGTTACTTCAGATTCATTAGATTCATTAATTGTCTTTGCAGTGTAATTGTAAATTAAACTTTCACTAACAAACTTTTTATTTACTAAAGAACCTTTTAACATAAATGCTTTGGAAGATTTAGAGAATGTTTCATTTAATCCTTCAGAAACAATTTTACCTCTTTTAGTCTTTTTTAAATTTTCAAATACAAATGAAGTCTTCTTTTCTTTACCAGAATTAAATTTAATTAATCCTTCAACAACTAATCTTCCTTTTCCGTAGTTAACATTTGTAGTTTTAAAAGAATTTACATTTTCATAAACTCTATGAAGATATGATTCACCAATTTCATCAAATGATTCTTCATCAAATTCATCAATATCTAATTCATCTTTAGCTTGTTCTTCTTCAGCAGGTGACTCTTCTTCAGCACCTAATTCATTTTCCATAGCTACTTCTTGAGCAGATTGTTCTTCGTTATTTTCAATGTCTGTAATTTCTTCAGCATCTAATGGAGCAATCATTTCGTCTTCAGCTGGAACTTCTTCAGTTTCAGGATTACCAACTTCAACAACTACTTTACCATCTTCAGTCTTAACTTCAATATCTTGCTCATTTGTATGAACTTCAACTTCGTTGAGATCTTCATTTAAATCTTTAACTGGTTCTTCATCAGGATCAATTAACTTTTCAGCATCTTCAGACTGAACATCCTCAATGTCTTCACCTAAAGATTCTTGAGTAGGAGCATGTGCAAATAATAAATTAGCAATAGCATCAACATATTCATCCTGAGTCATATTTGCTCTATCAGCAAATTCACTCATACCGTCATCATCACACCAATCAACATCATATTCTGGAATAGCATCATGAACAGTATAAGCTAAGTTGTCATTAAAATCAACTAAACTATCTTGTAAATAAGAAATAACAAGATTCTTAACTGAATTAGCATCTTCTGTTAAAACAGATTCATTTACAACCAACTTGTCTGGAATTTCTGTTACAGGATTTTCCATTGGTTCTTCTAAAATTTCAGCATGTTCAGAAGCTGTTTCAGGATTGACACCAACATCTTCAGGATTTTCAAATTCCTCATGAAGTTCATCGTCAGCATCAACATTAATGACTACATCATCACTTTCTTCAGGTTGATCAACATGTACATCAATGTCTTCGTCAACTGATCCAAAATAGAAATCGTCATTAAATGCTTTCTGAGCTTTTTCCATATCAGATCTATAAGCATTTAAACCATGATCAACTTCAGCCTCATAAGCAGCATCTGCTAAATGATTATAAACAATTCCATTAAGTTCACGTTGTTCATCGGTGTTAAGAGCTTCTTTCAAAGCTTCACCAATTTCTTCATCAGAAATTTCTGGTTCTTCTTCTACTTCAGTGTCCTTTTCATCTTTTGGTTCTTCTTCAAAAGCGGCAGCATCAAACTTCTCAATTTTTCCAATTACATTCCAACCAAATGCATTGCTACAAACTGGGCATTCTTCATCAATATTTGCTAAGCCAGAATCTTCATCAATAATGACATCAGCAATGTCCTTGTAGATTCTTGTATGACAACTGTCACACTCAAGGATGACTTTACCAATATAATTATCTTGGAGGTCTTCAACTTCGTCAGCCTCTACATCAATAATTTCCTCTTCAGTAGGCGCTTCGATGTCATCAGCTACAAAGCTCTGTAATTCATCTATAACACCCTGATCGGCAGTCAAGTTAAAATCATCTTCTAATAATTTCAAACTTTGGAATGCTTCTTTAAGGTAAAATTCCATTACTTTTATTCCTCCGTAATTTTATTTATTATAATAAATTTAGCAACTTAAAATTGCTAAATTATGTAAAAATTTTCAGAAAACTAATCAAGAGGCAAAACTAAATCAGTTGCAACTCTTAACTGTTCTCTTAATGTAGTTAATTCACTATTACCTTCTTCAAGTAAAGTGGCTCCATCATCTGCTCATAATGCATTTGATTGAGTGTATCTCGTTCTAATTCTTCCTAAAATTATTTTAGCGTGAGCTAATGAAAGTTTTAATAATATATCTTGTCAGAAGTTAGTAACAACTTCAGAAGCATCATGTAATCTAGGAACAAACTCTATAACAACTTCAGCAGGTTTTCCTTGAGAATAATTTACATATAACTTCTTATTAATTTCATCATATCTAAAATCTAAATCTGTTGAAGTAGTATTTGCTATTTGTTGAGCTGTAGACCAATTAAGCATTCTATATACTCAATCATTTGTATAATAGTTCGATGATATATTATACATCTGTAATTGAGAAATGTATGCGGGATCTGTTGATGTAGTACTATCTGTAGATGATGAGCTTGTACCAGATATTCTATGAACTCCTACAATTGATTCAATCTGAGGATACTCAACAACGTCAATACAACTTGAAGCTGGTACTTGAATAAAATTTGTAACATTATAATATCTGTTCATTTCTTCTAATGACATATTAATTACTTTCTCAACGCCTTTATCATCAAGTTCGCAGTCTATTACGCCACCAGTTAATTGAAACTTTATTTTATCTATATAGTCTTTAACTTCCATTACTCAACTTCCTCCTCAGGCTCTTCCTCAGGTATTTCTTCATCTTCCTCATCATTTTCTGGTTCTTCAATAGGAATATCTTCAGCATCATCTAATTCATCTTCAGGAGGCTCTATAATGCCTTGATTAATTGCATCAATATACTTCATTCCATATAAAGCTGGAAATATGATATCAAAATATTTATCAGGATAATGATCTTCCATGTATGTTACATAATTTGTAATACATGAAGCTAATTTAAGAGCTCAATCTAAATCAGCTAATACTTTCATTACATGCTTGCATCCAGCTCCTTGAGAATCATTAGGATTTGTAATTCTTGCAGGAACTACTTGAGGATGACCTGAATTATATCTACCTTTAGATGACCAGTAAGCCATGCGATATTTTCAATCAGGACATGTACAGCTTATATAAATATCTTGCTTATTTATTGCATCAATAATTGCTCTATAAACTACTTTATATTCAAATGTCCATGAATTATTTTTAAGTTCCCTATTTATAGAATCTAATATTCCATCAAAAAGAACTTCTACTTCATAATTGTCATGTTCTCCTTGAACAGGAACAAAGAAGGAAAGTAAATTCGCTTTAAAACATGCATTCATATCAATTTTATTAAATGCACTTACTGAATTATAAATATGCTGAAGATTGCGTCTTTCATATCTTGTAGTTCCATATGATTTTGTAACTTCAGCATCTTTACTTTTATTTAAAAGCTGATGTCTAGTAGCTTCATCTATTCTTTTCATATATTAAATTTAGCAGTTCCTTCTCAATTATAATATACAAATTAAAAGGGACTAAATGTCCCTATCCTTATGTAATCTAATATAATTAGCTGTATCTATGTCATCTTCTACAATTGAAAGTAAATTATCAAGTTCTTTTTGATAAAATTGTTCACTAATAACTCCAGCTAAAAGCTTTGCCTCCAAATCTTGGACTGCTTTTATAATTGCCTTATTCATTATTAAGTCCTCCAATAATAAATTTAGCAGTGTTATGACATCATACTTTTATCTATTTCATCATATTCTTTTACTAATCTTCCAACAAACTTAATGCATTCCTCTGGACATTCTACATAATTTCAATCTTTATCATACATTGTAAGTTCTTGATAGATAAGAATCTCATCTATTTCACCTAATCTATTTACATATTCATTGCTTAAAGGATCTAAAATATTTTTACTATTATAAACAGCTGCAGCTTGATTAGGATACTTCATAACAAACATTCCATATGCTGCTGCATCATCATATGATTGAAATTGCATACTAAATAATCCTGTAAGAGAAGTGTCAGGTTCATCACTATCTGAAAATATAGGATATAAATAATATTCAACAAACATTGGTGTAGTTTGCTCTTCATCTACTCTAACATATCTCATAATATAGAATACAATAAAATTTTAATCCTTATTTATAAACTCATATACATTAGATTCTCTTTTAAGTCTTCTATAATCTTTTGTATATTTAGTTACAGAAGTTGGAATATAAATCATTGTCCTTGCATACACAAAACAATGATCATAGCTATTATTTGTATTAATCATATCTATATAGTGCTTTTGCAATTGCAAACTAGATCTTTCACTTTTAGAAAGCATATCTTTATCAAGCATGAATGTAAAATCTTTTGATTTAGGTCCATATGTACGAATTAAATAAATAACTCCATCATCACCTGGGATTGTATTATTATGCATTATACTTGAATCATTTTTGCCTGTTTTACATTCAAAATAAAAACTTTTACCATTTAAATCTAATTGAATATCAGGATAAGAATGACCACCGTTAGGTTCATGATAAACATTAAAATTAGTTCCTTCTTTTAATCCTTTAGATTCTAAAAACTTTGTAATAACCTTAATTACTTCCCAATCAAAATCATTTCCCATTGTTTGCCAATCATAAAGTTTTAAATAATCAATTAATTTTGTTTGAATGCTTTTCCTCATATTTTTACCTCTATATTAATATATCAAACATAAATATAAAAGTAAACTTAAAAAAGAGGATCTTTCGATCCTCTTTAAATTATAACGATTGTTTAATTACTAGTCAGTAACAACTTTAACGTTGCCAAGGAATCTGTTATCGCCTTCCTTGATTTCGATCTTGCTGAGTAATAATGGGTTAATAATCTGCATATCGTAGAGAGTAGAGAAGCCTTGGCTCATTCTACCATCAGCGAAACCGAGTAACTGAGTAGGAACAATTGGCATATAAGGAGCGTAAACACCAACAGCAGTCTTGCCATCAGCACCTAAAACACCAAGGTAGCAAGCCTTTGTAAGCATTGGAGAAACGATAACCTTCATACCAGCAACAGTACCAGCAACATATGGACCATTAGCAACAGTATTGTTAGAAGCATTGAAGCCCTTAACAAATGTTAAAATTGGCATAACATCTGGAGAAACTAACATCCAGTTAGGCATAAATCTACCAGTTGCCTTGTAGACAGCAGCCTTAGCCTGCTCTAACTTACGAGCGAAACCTTCAGCCTTCATGGAGTAAGAAACAGTGTCGAGTTCTTCATCAACCCATTCAAACTTATGATCAGCTCCAAGAGCATCAGCAGTTTCCTTAACTAAAAGAACAGCTTCACTATCAATTTCATACTCTAATTCAGCCTGAGCCTGTTGAGCAATTGTAGCTTCGAAGTCCATACCATAGTCTTGCTTAGCCTGGAAAGCAGCGAACTGAGAATATTCAACAGCAAGTCTACGAGCCTTAGCAGTTAAAGCAATACCATTCATTCTAGCAACAACAGATGGTAACTTGTCCTGAGGAATATACTGATTGTCATAGATATATCTAATCTTATCATTAGCAGACGCACCAGCAGTAATCTTACCAGTAGCATCAACAGTAACAGGAGTAGGGTTACCTTCTGAATCTAACTGACTTACATTTTCAGCTCTAAGAACAGGAGTCCAAGATAACTGTAATGCAGAATCAACTGTTTCAACAACAGCCTGACCAGAGTAACGAGCTCTGTCTTCAGTCATTTCACCAAAGCCTTCGAATGGGCTATTAATCTTATTCTTAACTTCCCAAATTGACTGATCATATGCCTTCATAGCAGAGGTGAATGGAACATCTTCTAATTTGCCACCAGCACCACCTTTAGGCTCACCAAGAGCATATTCCATATAAGTGATATAACCACTGAAGGAGCTCATTGGAGCAACCATGAAGATATCATTGACGATGAAATTAGGAACTGCTAAAGCAGTGATATCCATACAGAATTTCTTGTACATGCCAAGGTCAGCTCTCTGAGTTCCAGCAGCAACCTTAAATGCTTCGTTTAAATAAGTAGCAGTATTGTGTAAGCACTGAGCAGTTAACATCTTCTTGCTGTTGCTCATCTTTTCGCCAGAATTCTTCTGAGCGTAGTACTTTTCACTAATAGCAAGTCTACCCTTATAAGATTCTAATAAATTCATTTTATTTCCTTTCAAATTATTTAATCATGCTTAATAAGTAGTCAGATACTTCATCATCAGAATTTTTAGAGCCTTTAATATACTCATTCTGAGATGACTTAACTTTAAATTGAGTATTTTCATTTAATCTAAATGGAAGCTTACTCATATTTAACTTCTCTTCAACTAACTTATCGCATACTGAATCAATTTCTTTATAGTTGTATGATTCACTCAACTGAGCTTTTACAGAATCAACAGATAATCCACAAGCATCAGCTTTAACATTAAGATATCTTTGTTTTGATTCTTTTAATGCTCTTTGGTATTTCTTAGCTAATGTAGTCATATCAGATAATTTCTTATCAGACTTTTCTACACTTTCTTTTAATACCTTAATTTGATTCTCTAAATCAGAAATTTTACTATCTGATTCAGTAAGTTTTGAAATGTTGTCTTTTTTGAATGAAATTAAATTACTTAATCTTTCATTCTTAGATTCAATTAATTTGTCTTTATAGTCAAGTTTCTTATTTGCTTTTTCAAGCTCTTCCTCAAGATCTTTAACCTTTTTAGAAGTTGAACTTAAACTAGATGAAGCTTGTTTATAACGCTTCAATTCTTCATTTAACTTAATTTCTTTTGCACTGCAAACTGATAATTTTTCTTGAAGTGACAAATTATCTTTCTCTAATTCTCCATTTCTGGAGAGTGCTTCTTGAAGTTCTTTCATCAAATCTTCCCCGGTATTACCTGCATCTTCTTCAACTACTTGATCTTCTTTATCTGAACAGCCATCTTCGCTGACTGATTCTTTATTAAATTTAGCAAGCTCTTCACATGCTTTTTGAATTTTATTTAAATCATCATTTAAGAAAGCCTTAGTCATCTTATCTTTTTCTGAATTATAATCATATTGCTTATCATATTCCAAGATACGACCAGTCATAGCATTAATTCTGGATAAAATTCCCATTAATTCTCTTTGCTTATCAGGATCAGTAGGAATATCTTCATTTAACTTATCCTGATCAAACTCCAAGTCATCAGCATTCATTGATAATTGATCTGCTAAATCTCTTAATTCACCAATTAAATCTTGAACTGTATCACCATTAACTGCATAAGAACCTCTTACTGCATTTCTGACTTCATACATTAAATCTTCAAGATTTCCAAATGTTTGCTCTAATTGACCTTGAATATGATCTCCCCAACAATCTTCATGCTTAAGTTCTTCATTTACTTGTTTTTCTAAAACATCTAATGAAGCAGAGATAATATTATCACCATCTCTATGAACACCTACGTTACAAACAGTTGGCATCTCTCTTGTATCTAAATCACATAATTCATCAAAGATAGGACCTAAATCATCTTTTGTGACTTTATGATCAAGTTCTTTTCTTAATTGATAATGAACATTACCAAATAATGTCTTACCTTTTCTTTCAACTTCTAAACCTAATTCAGCAAATTTATCTTCAATAGGCTTTAAATCTTCTTCAGAAGGTTCAACTAATTTTTCATTAAGACCTTCAGCATAAAAACCATGATGACTTCCACAATTTGGACACTTTCCAGTATATTCATCATCTGTTAAATCTGCTTCATAGCCACATTCATCACACATATAGTGCTTAGTATTAGATTCATTCATATTTCTACCTTTTAATAAATTAACTAATCTATCAAAATCATCAGATTTTAATTCTTTACCATCACAAGATGTTTTATATGTATTACCATCTTTATAAATCTTACAACCACATACTGAAGCAACATACTCATCAGACTCATTTAAATTGATATCTAAATTATTAAGAGTCTCATTCATGATTTTCTTATCTGCTTCAGAAGCTTTATTTAACTCTTCAGTAAGTTTCTCTTTAAGAGTTTTTCCATATTTCTTTTTTGAATCTAATGATTCTACAAATGATAATCTCGCATTTTCTACAGCAGGAATTTCTACCAAATCGAAAGCGTTTAATTGGTAAGTATCCGGATCAACTTCTTCATTGCCATCATAATCTTCTATAATGTCTCCAGTACCTCTACTTGAAATACCGAATTTATATCCATATTTTGCTAACTGATATGCAATTCTTCCACAAGGAGTATCCACTATATCAACGTATGCAATTAAATCACCTTTATTATCTTTAACTGGAGGTTCTGGCATAACAATTGCAATTTTCTCCATGTTAACATCTTCATAATCAGGATGACACAATTCACCAAATATTCCACCGTTTTTAAAACGCTCTTTAATTAAATCTGAATTAAATAATTTTTCCCACAAATCTTGGCCATAGTGACGACCATTTCTGGTAGGAGCTGCAAAGCTTGCAACTGGACCGTAAAGACGTCCTAATATTCCCTTTGCGGTCTTCTCCTCAGGAGAAATATTTTTAAATTTTAATGAAGTATCTTCATTTAATTTTTTAATCATTTACTAGTAACCTCCCGGTCCTTTATATAAATTTAGCAATTAATTTGAAACTTTTTCATTACTTTATCATTTGTAGACACTTAACATCTGCTTTTGTAATTTCAAGTAATTTTCTACAAGGTTCTAAATTGTACGTATTAAAATATATACTTAAACATTTTACAATCTCATCTGCTCTTGCATGCTTGTAAAAAAGTGTTTGATCTTCAGGCTTGTATTGTAAAATTTGATTTAATAAAGCAGATAAAGTAGTAACTATTGTTTTAGGATCTTTCAATATATTTTCATCTGCCTTCATTATATTAATGTACAATTTACTTCTTTTATTATTATAAGATCATCTTAGCTTCTCATAAAATTTTAAAATATCTAAAGATCTATTATCATTAATCTTTTTTAATGCTTCAAGAGGAATTGAAGATGATCTTAAAACAATATTCATCTCCTCTTTAACATCAATACCTTTATTCTGCAACTCTGTGAGAAGTAATATTACATCTGATCTAGCTATCATGTCATTCCTTTCTTGATAAAATCAACTAAAGATTATTTAATAACATTATTAAATGAAACACCTAATTGATCAAAACTAGGTAAATCATTCTGTTCATTTAATAAATCACCTGTTCCAGTATAGAAACTTTCTTCAGGAGCTTCTGGAATTTCAAGTGGTTCTGATTCAAGTTCTTCTCCACCTCCTAAATCTCCTGGACTAGGAAGATCTTCTCCTCCAAAATCTCCACCAAAGTCATCATCGCCTAAATCAAGTTCATCTGATCCTGTGGATTCTTCCTCTTCTTCAGTTGTATTCAACTTATCTATCTCATCTTGAATAAATCCAATTACTTCTGTATTTGTAATAGCATTAGATAATAATGATTTGAGAATTTCAAGTTTTGTTTGTCTATCTTCAATCTCGTCTAATAAACCCATTATTTCACGAATATTATTAATAGACTGTGACATATTTTCCTTACGATCTTTTTCTTCTTGAGTTGTAGGAGACTGCATGTGAAGAGTAAATTTATTTATATAATTAGTAAGTCCTCTTTCTAATAATATAAGATTAACTGCATCAGTAATCATCTGAATGTAAGCATTCTGACCTCTCTTAACTCTCTTCGCATAATTACTTGAAATTAATGATAATGAAGTGCCACCATTAAAACCAGCAGCATCATCAGTATCACCAAGATATTGCTTAGGAATACCTAATGATCCAAATAATTTATTCTTCCAATAATCAAGGTCAATTAAATCACCTACATTAACATCACCGCCTATTTGTGACGTCTCTACTCTACCCTTACCTTCATGAACTGGGAAGTACAATACATTCTCAACAGGTCCTGTACTTGTATAATCAGTCATTGAAGTACCAAGATTATAAGATGACTTTTGTTCAATCATAGACTTAATTCTTCTAAGCAATGTTTGAACTTCATTCTTACCCATATCACCTACTTCAACATTTACTGTTCTAATAATAGATGATTTTGTTAATCTATTTAAAAGCACTGAATTTTCAAGAAGTGATAATTCTCTTCATACTTTAAATGAATTATAAAGTAATGATTGTCCTCTTTTTACATTAAATGTAAGTAAATCTGTATTTGCATCTTCACCATCAGTAGATAAACTAACTTCTTCAACAGTTCTATCAGAATTATCTTCTAATGAAGCATGTACAAAGTCAGTAGCACCATAAATATCAACATCATTATTTGTAAATCTATAAAAATATTGATTGCTTGTAAGAGGAACTTTATTATCTTTATTATAGTTATTAAGTACTCCTACATGTGTTCTAATATAAGCACAAGTTTTACCAAACTTAACTAAATCAAATACATCTGCAGGATTCTTAACTAACTCAGCATATTCAGCATATCTATCATTCTTTGAATAAATTTTTAATATTAAATCTTCATTAACGTCTGCTGATTCATTAAGCTGAGACTTATCTCTTTTTTCTTTTAATTTTTCAAAATCAAATTCTGACTTTCTATATAACTTTAAATAAATATCTCCATATTTATATAATGCATACATGTGGCTATAAGCATTTTTATCAATGTTCATAGCATCAAGAATTTGTGTTACAGCGCCTGTAATTTTTTCATCATTTGATTCACACCACATAACTTTACCTTGTTCATTAGGCTCAGTAGAATCTGCAGTATAAATCTCAAGAGCTGTAGATATAATTGGATCTTCAGCCATTAAGTCAAGTAAAGAATAAACTTCATCTCTTGATCTAGATATACCAGTAAATGAGTTAAGTGAAGATACGTCTAATGTACCTCTTTCCTGAGAATCTATTATATTATCATAAATATGATTGTCAGTATCTATATCATTTATTTTATCAGGTAATGGTGAGGGTATCGCTTTATTTACATAATCAATATTTTTAAATACTTCTTGATCAGCCATACTTTCTCCTTATCAATTTAATATTCCATTATAAATATCAAATGAAACGCTATCATCTTCAAATAAATCAAATACGTTTTCATCTTTTAAGTATCGAGGTTTTTGCTTTAAAGCCTCTTCAAAATTTTTAATATGATCATCAGCTACATCTTTTTGATCATTAAAATCTACTAATGTTTCAAGAGATTCACCATAATCATATGAAAACTCTTCAGCATGAAGTGAAGCATTATACAGTGCTCCACAAACTCCATCGGCAGAGTCTTTACTATTATGCACAAATACACCTGCAGATAAAGCAAAATTAGGATTATCTTCAACTGTTATATCATATACGTCTTCAGTGTATTCTAGTACCTTTACTGATACAACCTTATGATTTTTAAGAGTTCTACCTCTTCAGAAACCTTCAGGTGGATCTTCATCACATTTAATATAAAGATTATTTTCTTTACCTGGAAGACCATTTGTCCATCAAATTCTATTAGATATTGCTGATTCTGCTTTTTGATATTTACCAGCAACATGATTTTTAGAAATTTCTGAAGCAATGTGTTCTTTATAACCAGGAATAGTTTCGTAATAATATTTTAGAATTAATCCATGAATTTCATATCTACTAAGTTCATTTATATCTACTTTGAAGTAATTACAAGCATCAATCTGTACTTGTTTTTTAACAGCCTTCAGTTCTGCTGATGATAATCTATTCAAATCAAATGATACATTGTGACCTGCTTTGTAGTTAGCATATATCGCAAGACATCTTCTCTTTACTTCAGAATTAGCTGCATCAAAATCAATATTAAATAATCTAGATAATTCATTGTGAAAATCTTTTTTCTCTTGAAGATACTGATCATGTTTTTCTTTTTTTATCTTCCTCTCTTCAAGTGACCCTTTATAATATCTTAAAAAGCCATTCTTCGTGTTCTCAACATTTTTGTGAGATAACTTAACACTTTCTGCTCTCTTCTTTTTAGCAGTCTCACTTTGAGCTCCTGTTTGAAGCCTTGCATGTTCAAGAATATGAGCACTTTTCGACATTCAAATTAAATTATCAGGTCTGTTATTTCTAGGATTGCAGTCTTTGTGATGAACTAAGTATCTCTCATCATAAATCTCATCTGCAAATTGCCTATGTTCATAATGCCACTTATCTTCCATAGGTTCATAATACATCCTATAATTAGATAAACCTTTTTCAGGATACTTTGTATATAATGGCATTAATGAATCACCTGGACTTAATTCTAATGCTTCTTTATAATCTCCTAGTCTCATCATGAATCTATGCTCTGGTGTACAACGAATAACTTCTCCATTATCAAGAGTCACTTCAACTAAAGAAGCATTTGTTCCTGATTTAAACACATTTTGTATTTTCTTCGGCTCTATTTTCTCAGTTATATGATTAAATGAGTATACATAATTAGTAATACCATTATTATAATCATCCAATAACTCAAGAATTGTCTTATCAGATCCATCAAGCATTTTAATCTTTGTATCACCTGTAAAACAGTTTATTCCTGAAGGATCATGATCAACTTTACCATTGTTGTTATTTCTCTTTAATCCTACAAGTTCTTCTGTTAATAAGTTGACACCTTTACGTGGCAATTTTAATCTTTTTTCATATATGCAATTCTTTAAAAATGCATATGGTTCACATACACCATTATTTGTTCTATCTACTGATAATATACTATAATTATATCCTTTTGCTAAAAGGTCTTGTTCAACACCTGATCGTGCAAATGTATCTGATGTTATACCTTTAATTTTTAATCCTTGTTCCTTAAGTCAATAAATAAAATTTCTTGTTTTCTCAAAACTTACTTGCTGACCTCTAGGAGCTTTTATAGAAACAACAAATCCAAGTTGAAAATACATCTCTGGTTGAACTTTTGCTGTTTCTTCACTACTTTCACTACCTTGTAGTTTCATTCCATCTATAAATATACCACCTATTCCAGTTTTATCTCCAGTTAATGACATATCAAGGTGGATAAATAGTGGTTTATTTCTAACTGATTCAGGTATCTTATCTATATCAAAGAAATCATATAATTCTTCTTGATCATTTGTACCTAATTCAACTATCTCCTTAGTAAAAGGATTAATAAATGAATCTGTTTTGCACTGAGTTATCTTTTCACCTGAAATATAATTACTAGTACTTGATGTTGATATACCTGCAATATCTGTTAAAGCTATATCTATATCATCAAGGAAATTTTCATAATACCCTATAGGTACATCAAGTAGCCTAAACCCTCTTTCAATATAGTGTTGACATTCATCTTCAGTTACATCTGGAGGTAACACTTCTGAAGGCAAAAATTTATTACCAATTGCTATTTTAAATGTTCTATCAGAAGCTTTATCTGTTCTAATAACCCATTGAGGTTCATCTATAATAATAGTTGTCTTACTTTCATTCCTCTTCTTATTTTCTATTCATGTTTCCAAGAATGATTGCTCAGTTCTCTTTGATGACGCTAAAACAAGAATTGTAGGGTTTGAAGTACCTCTCATAAAACGAGATTGCATACGAGCAGTAGCTGATGAAACTAATTCAGTTGCTTTTTGCTTCTGTCTTTCTACATCTTGATTAGGAATAAATGAAATTTCATCAAAGAATGCTCAGAAGAGAGCTCTACCTATAAAGTGTCTAGGTTGTGAACCACATATTAATTCTATATTGCTATCAGGATTTGGATATCATTCAGGATTATTTGACTTTGTAATCGTACCGTGGTGCATAAACCACTCTGATTCCTGAATCATATTTTGCAATTTACTTCATGCTACACCTTGAGCAGCATCTATTGTTATATTAATAACAGCAAATGAAATAACATCAGTTGACATTATTCCATAATAAACTGCAGGATTTTTTAAACATAACATTCTATATAGTTCATAAAGACCTATGATAACTGCTTCTGTAGATTTACCTATACCAATTGCACCTGTTAATGCTAATGTATTACACACTGCTGGTTGTAAAGGATCAGGATAAATCTTTTTAAGTAACTCTTCCCAGTAAGGGAATAATGTAAATTTACCTTCAGCATTCATCAATCCACGACCTAAATAATATGGATCGTGGATAAATATTTCTATATCTACAGGAATTTCTTTTCAGTCCTCATTTAAAATACTATCCATTGTACTTGAAGTACCATCACTGGACATCTCATTTAATATTTTAAGGACTGCTTCCTTTTCTTGTTGTGTTAAATTTTCTAAATTAGACATAATCTACTTTTAATTTTTAAATATTACCTTTTTGGAATAGATAATGGTGTTCTAGTAAATGAACTATACATTGTACCAGGTGTGTAACTCCAGCCTATAATTAATGTAATATAATCAGCAATTAATGAGTTGTCAGAATTATTGTTAAATTCTAAGTTACTAAATGTAAATTCTAACTTCATGTCATCATTTTCAGTAAATGATCTACTCTTACTTAAATACATGTACTCATTTGTCTGAGTTAATTTTATAATGACTATCTTACCATTATCAATAGCATTTGAAATTTCAAAAAAGTCTTTGTCAATTTCTGGCGCTTCATTTGTAAGAGTTGCATTAACATATAATACATTATCACTTAATGTATCTCATACAAGCTGATCATCTTTAACAGCTAATACCTTACCGTTGTCTTGAGTATTAAATTCTGGAACTGGATTATCTATGTTCATCATAGTTCAAGTCTGATTTTTAACACCTAAGACTTTGCCGTCATACTGAGACTCAATATTAGGAAGCTCTTTAACTTCAATATTTACTTCAGTATCAGTAACTTGATTTGCATTAAATGTACCAATAGCCACGCCATTCTTTTTGATAGTTAAATTTCCATCACCGGGTACAGAACCTAACTTAACAGAAATTGTGTCATCAACTAACTCAATACCATCACCAGCAATTAAATTATTTTGTTTTGTTTCAAGAGTTTCATTTATAATAGCGTCTGATTCTTCTAATGCACTAATATCAGTTTTAATAGGCTCTAACACTTCTTCTACTTCTGGTAAAGTTGTAAAAGGAATAAATAATCCTTCACTACTAGCATCACCATTTCCATCATTGACTAATTGAGAAGTATGAGTAGGACCACTTATAATTAAATCATCTTCACTATTCTTTTCAATTACTATATTATCACCAGGAGTTAACTTATCTTGCTTACGAAGATACTTTGTACTTAAATCGCTAACAGACCTTTTAATAGAACTAAGTACTTTCGATAAATCAGTTTGTTTTTCTAAGTCACCTTTTAGTTGTCCCCAAAAAGTAACATATTCAACTTGCTCGCTGTCACTGGTTGAAGTAACATTAGCTGTAACTTTTGTATTTTTAACTTCAGTCATTTTTAACTCCTCTAGTCTACAATAATAAATTTTGTTTTCTGAACCGCTGTATCGATATGAGTATCTCCAGCTTCATCTTTATATAATACTTTAATTTGATAATAATATGTGCCAGGCATTAACATTAATGTATCATCTGGCTTAATCTTTATTCTTAGTGTGCCATTTTCTATATCATAATCATCATAAGCAAGTTCTTTCTTAAGAATTGCTTTCTCAAATGGCTGATTAGGTTCCATTAAACCAAAGAATAAATAATCTCCTTCACCTAAATTATATTTAGTTTCATTAGGAAATTGTCCAGACTTTAACTCAATTTCTAAACTGAGGTAATCACCTCTAGTCATAGTTATAACCTTATTCTTTTTTATTAAATACAAACTCATAGTTGTTTACCTCATATAATAAATTTAGCATTAAAATCAATTTCTACCTGAATCAAAGTCATTTCCTCTTAACTTTCTTATTATTCCAAGTGACACTGCATTATTTGATTTAGATAGTTTCTCATTACCAGTATTTCATGTTGAGAACTGATCATTTAAAAAATAAGTTCTATCATGAGCTGGAAGTGCAGTATCTAATTCCATACTGTCTAATACTTTTTTACATTTTGTGTGAAATATTCAATCTTCAAATCCAGTGCCTTGTTCTGGATCAATAGATAAATCATAATCTACTTTTTGAATTCCATATTTTGAAATACAGCTGAAATTATTTAAATAATTACGAACATAATAATATTCTTTTTTATTTGATTCTATTGCTCTTAAGTATAAGTCATAATCTACTTGATTATCAGATAACTCCATATCATCGTCTAGCATTATCATGTAATCGTAAGTTGAATTGATAAAATGTTTTCTAAGAGTTGATCTTGCTCTAGTTATTCCAAGCTTATTATAACTAAATATTGCAACATTACCTTCTTCAACTCTAAAATCTTTTCAATTTTGTGCAACAATAATTATAGGAAGTTTAAAATGACTATTAAGTTGACTAAGTAAAGATCTAAATCTATCAATTCTTACTCTCCTTTTTTCATCATCAGGAAAGTAACTTATAATTCCTATACAAATTTTCATACTACACCTTCTTATAATGATCTCAATTTCAACTTAAACTTCCCTCTCGTGGATAATTATAATGATACGCTAATATACCAAGTCTTGTAAATTTTGGCTTAAACTTCTCAACTTCCCTCATTAAAAATCAATCCTCAGCTCTCCTATAAACAGGATTAATTTTTAAATTATTATCTCTTAAATACTTTAACTTTATAAAATATCTTCATGTTGCATTACATGAATTTGATCTAGTTATGTTACCTTTATTATCTTCATGATCTAAAATAAGTATTTCATTATCTTTATGATTCTTATATAATTCATCAATTATTTTAGAATAATTATCAGTAAGAACATAATCATCACTATCTATTGTTGTTATGTATTCACCTGTAGCCATGTCATACATTTTACTTTTAGTATATCCAACACCCATATTAGTATCATTCAACTTAAAATGTATAACACCAAAATATTGATTTGTATTAATTCAATCAATTATATTTTCCTTTGATTTATCTGTACTACAATCATCAGTAATAATTAGTTCTATATCTTTTCTTTTAGGAATTGAATTCAAACATCTTATAACTAATTCTTCCTGATTGTATACTGGTATAATTATACTTAATTTATAACTCAAATGAACATTTCTCCGGCATAACACTATTTAAATATTGTTTTAATCTTTTTTGTAACCCTTTAAAGTCATTACATACTTGATCATTAATACAAATGATACTTGTTTTATCCTTAAAATTAAAATTACAATTATCCCTTAAGTGTCTAAATTCAGCAACATTATACATATCAGGAACGTAATTGCATCTATTCATTAATTTTATTAAATCATTAAAAAGTGAATTAAGTAAATTTCCTTTATTCTTAAAACGACTCATTTTAAAATGATTTACTATATCATCATAATATTTATTTATGATTTCTTGTTCAAATGATTTGCTATGCACAGTAGGAAAATGCGGCTGTGTATATCAATGATCTAACTTAGGAAAAATTTTATTTTCAAACTTTAAATTATTATTTAACATGTTATAATACATGTCAATTGGAGGCAATGGTTTATTTTCAACAATATTGCCACCTACATTTGGAAGATTATTTTTTACAAAAAACTCTTTATCTAAATGTTTAATAAAAAGATAATCATCACAAAAATAAATAAAATGTTCAGATAATTCTTCTATATTACTCAAAAACATTTCTATAAGAGCACCATTATAAGTAGGTACTAATTCTTTTGGTATAATGTCATCTTGATAAATTATCCTTAATTTTGAATGATTAGTATTTAATCATAATGGAATTTGATCTTCATGACCTATCACTAAAAATATTTTATTAAATCATGGCACAAATTTCTCCATGCTTCTAAATCAATAATTAAATACATCTCAATCTCTGTATCTTATTTCTTCAAATGCTGCCGGCTCTGCACCAGTTTCAATAGCTCTCTGCTTATTACGTGTTTCAATTTCTCTTTTTGTGGGTTGCATTCAAGTTACAACCAAGTCTACATTGTCATACATAACTAAATTAACCTCTAAATCCTCTATTTCACATAATGCTTCCTTCCCTAGGATAATTGTAATGATATAATGCACTTTTATCAAAAACAATTATTTTCGGGTTTTTCTTTTCTAACTCTCTCATGATAGCTGTATCATGACTTTCGCTATTATTATGCCGTAAATCACCAAGAAAAGATCTCTTTATTAAACACCCTCTATAAGTTCATTTAGATATTCACTTTTCACCATTATTTTTCTCTTGAAGAGTCTTTATAATATCATAATAATTATACTTACTTATATTGTCTAATATATCTATAAATACATCAGTATAAATATAATCATCATCATCGACATACATTATGTATTCACCTGATGAATTATCTATGCATATATTTGTAGCTGGGCCTGGAACACCATGATTAACTGTTGAAAATATTTTAAGATTTTTTAATCTATCATAACTACTTATTACCCTTAATGTATCATCAGTACTTCCATCATCTGTTACAATAACTTCAACATCATCCCTATCAGGTATAGAGTCAAGACATCTAACAATTAATTCCTGCTGGTTATATGCGGGTATTAATATACTTACCTTTATCATCTACAGCTCCTTTATCATTGCTCTTGTTCTGTCACCAATCTTATGCTTATTAAACTGCTCATGATATCATGTAGAATCAGGATCATGTGCTGAATCTGAAGTATCATTAAGTGTCTTTCTTGCAAATAAAAATTTTCTAGATGGTCACTTCTTTTCAAGGGCCATTATTAAATACATATCTTCAAAAAAGTCACCATTAGAAGCTTCACCATCAGGATAATCTATTTCCTTAAACATCTCTTTAGAGATCGCGAAAAGCTTTAAAAGATAAGTCTTATATATTCCATATCTAGCTCCAGGATGATTCTCTATCGTCCTCAGGTATTCTCTTGCGTCATCTTTAGTACCAACTAATTTCGCATCATCATCAAGCATAATCATATAATCATAATCAGAATCTAAAAATAGTTTACGTAATTCTTTTCTGGCGCCTGTTATACCAAGTTTATCATATCTATGAATATGCAAATTATCATCATATAACATTAAACCTTTTCAGTTTTGAGCTACTATTATAATTGGCAAATCAAAAAGTTTATTGCAGTCTTCTATGACTTTCTTTGCTCTCTCGATTCTGATTTCTCTTTTATCATCATCTGGAAAATAGCTAATGATACCTATACATATCTTCATATAATAATATATAAAAAAAGGATTAAATTAATAATCCTTTACCATAACAGTTAATTGTGTTGAAGTAGCTGCATCACTATAAAATGTAATTTTATTCGCTGCAGTATCAGCTCTATAAATATGTGATCATGATTCTGTACAATCAACTACATTTTCTGCAGATGATATATAAACATCCAATACAGGGTGACTGTTTGCTGTAACACCTGATACTGTAACAGCTTTTGATCCAGCTTTAGTAAACACAGGTAATGTACATGTTGTATACTTTGTAGCAGCTGAAGCTGTAATAGTTGTATCTGTAACACTAGTTACATGACCTGTAGCATCTACTGTAATTTTAGGAACTGCTGTAGCACTACCATAAGTACCAGCAGTAACTCCTGAATTAGCATGTGATATTGTTCATGTACCTGTGCCTGTTACAGCTGTATCACTTCCGCCTGAAATTGGAGATGTTGTTTTAACTGTTATAGATGTTACTGTACCAGTGTTTGATGTTTTACTATTTCAAGTGTACTTCTCTCCAGTTGTTACAAGAGAAACATCTGTACCGCCACTGGCTGCTGTTTTACTTGAATATGTAGTATTAGGTGGAGTCGTAAATATATAAGTTGATCCACCAGCTGTAAGTTGATATTTTTTACTTGCTTCTAATGTTATAGCACTAGTGCCAGTACTTGTTGCTATTGATAATGAATGAGTATGATTACCAGCAGCAGCAGTTGAAGCCGTTGTACCAATTGCTAAATTAGACTTATTATTTCAAGTGTATTTTTCACCTGTAGTAACAAGTGATACTTCAGTACCTCCTGAAGCAGCGGTTTTAGAAGAGTAAGTAGTATCAGTAAATTTTGCATTTGCTGGAACCGCAGTTAAAACAGTAAGATTGTTAACCTTATCTGAATTAGTAGCAGTTCCATATATTTTACCTGTAACTCGTAAATCTCCAGTTACGAGACTGTCTTTTAATTGAGCCATAATATATTATACACTCCTTACTTCTCTATAAAATCTTTAGCAATAATATTACTTGATTCTTTCTTAAATTTACTTATTGTTAAATACTCAATTTCATCTATATTATTTTCTAAAAGCTCACCTTGTTTTGTAGCTGATATTAAATTCTTATTAGCTTCCTCCAACTTTACGCCGAGTATATATACAGTTGCTCCAGACTGATTTATTCTAAAACTAAGTGTTCCACCTGTACTTGTAGACGTAACAGTTATTGTACCAGTGTATCTCTTTCATTTAGTTGAAAGAGTAAATTTATCTGTAAAATCAGCTATTGATCTTGACATATCACAAGTAATTCCTTCAATATCTGATTTTGCGATAAAAGAAACTACAAATTGTTTACCACTAGTTGTTCATATATTACTAACATTCTTGTATGCTCTTTGATTTGTACTTGATGTAACTAACTTTATTGCCTGCCCCATATCTGTATCAACAGTAGAGCCAGTTAAATTTTCATAAGTCCACGGAGCAGAAAAATCATATAAATTTGATGTAAAAATTTCATTATACTCAAAAGAATGAATATTATATAGATCATCTATATTAGCTGAAGTATGATATAAATCTAAAATATCTTCAGCAGAAAGAGCTGTACAATACATTCTTATATCAGAATAATTTCCAGTAAACATTTCATCACTTCCTGGAAAATCAACCCCAGTTGCAAATCTCATGTCAGTAGCTATAGCAGCAGATCCTCATGATACTGTTGATTCCTTCACCATAGCGCCATCATAGTACATTTTTAAATTAGTACCATTTAGTACTGCAGCACAATGATGTCATTCACCAACTGTAAGTTGTTTTCCTGAATCTATTGTAGTATAAGAACCATTAACAGTAACTACTCTAAAATTATTAGCATAATCTGTTATTGTAAATCCTTTATGGCCTGCATTTTGATTATGTTGAACACCTATTGATCCACTTCAACCAGAAACTGAAGCAGTTGGTTTTATTCAAGCTGATAATGTACATTGAGAAAAATCAAATCAATTAAATGTTCCAGATCCAGTGTCAGTGTAAGATGAACCTGGATAATGAGTACTTATTTCATACCTATCAGAATCACTTTCAGTACTTAAGGTTCCTATTATCGTACCATCATTTCCATAACCAGATGAATCAGTTATTTTTGTAGTATCTATGCCTAAATCCTGTGGAGCAGGTGATCATTGTGTTGCTTTTGAGCCTTTTTCTATTTTAAAATTTTTAATAGTAATTGCTCCTTGACCACTTGCCAATGTTCTTGCTGAATCATCCATAAAACATAAATAAACTGTTTTACCATCAACTGTCATAGCTGTCTGAGTAGCATAAGTCATAGTAAAAGTTAAAGAACATATACCATTATGGTCTATTCTTAAAACACCCATTGAAGTATTATTTTGAGCATACAGTGGAAAATTATAATATGTTCCAGAAGATAAACCTGAAGCTTCACAACTAATTGTGTATTGAGCGTTTTGCTGTAATTGTGTATTAGTAAATAATCTAAAATAAGTATCTGCGTTTTCAGTTGCTGGAATTATAATTCCATAATCTCCATAATAATTAGTTCTTCCGGCACTAGAAGTTGCCCCTGGATTTTGTTGACCTGGAGTAACATATTTACTTAATAAATTCTCCCCAGCGCCACCGCTCCATCCGTCTAATTTATAATGAAGTACCAAGCCTTGCGAAATCTCTTTAACTTCTTTTGGAGATAAGCAGTGATCATATATTCTAAAATCATTTAATGAACCATAAAATGGATAAATATTTCCTGAATAATGAAAACATCCTAAACCTAATCCATTACCATCACTATATGTAGGTAAAGTTCCTGAAAATGTAGTATCAGTTACAATAGAACCATTTTTATAAACTTTTATAGACGTTCCACTTTTAGTAAATGCTAAATGAGTTCACTCACCACCAGTTACAGCAACTCCAAAACTTTGACTTCCAAATCTAATATTACACGTTGTAGCATTTGAACATTGTAAACCATAACCGTATCCACCAGCATCAGCTCTACCATTTGTAAAAGCGAATTGGGAAGTTGTACCTGTAAAATTAGTATTAATTCATACTGCTCAACTAAATTTATCAGTATAATTATAATCAGTTGTATTATTATAAATTACATTACCTACATTACCTGTAAACGTTGCACACTTACCTATCTTACCATTACCTCAAGAAGCAGGACTTCCTGACATTGTAGTATTGCTAATTCCTTTATTTTCAACTGATCCATTAAGAGGCAATCAAACTCTCAATGCCATATCTAACTACCTCCTAAACAAATATGAAATCTAAACTTTTTGTTGTTGAATTATATTCTAATCTTACCTTTTCATTAACAAGATAAGTTGTAGCATTTAATTGACCTGCTGTTGTTGTTGAATAGATTCCAGAGTCAAATGATTGTGTTCCTGTATTCGTACTTGATGAAGTTGTACCTGTAACATAATACTTTGTTGTAGTTGCTAATGTATTTGTTACCTTAGTATCTGTATTTGAATCTGCTGGCATAGTAAATATAACACTAGTACCACCAGCAGTTAATTGATACTTACTGCCGTGCGCCAATGTTATAGTACTTGTACCTGTCGATGTTGCTAATGAAGTTGTATGAGTATGATCACTTGTAGCAGCACCGATATTAGCAGGTGTTAAGTTAACATTTCCTGTTCTATATGATGTTTCAGCATTACCTTTAACTGCTACAGCAGCAGGAATTGTAACTGCTGATCCTGCAGTCAATATATGTCCATACTTATCTATTGTAATAGGATATACTGCAGATGTTGTTTTTGCAGGAGATGTTGAAGGAGCAGCATGTGAAATAGTAACTGATCCAGAAGTTCCTGAACCTGTAAGACCATTACTTCCTGTTACGCCTGTTATTGTACCTGTATTTTTAGTAAATCCTCAACCACTTACAGTTGATTCAGTAACTGCTGATGGAATTGTAACAGCACTACCATATGCACTGATATGTCCTTGAGCATCTATTTTAATAGGATAGACAGCCTGTGTATTCTGAGCAGTTACACTGTTGCTATGATTTAAAGTGACAGCACCAGAGGTACCACCACCGGAAAGTCCTGTACCAGCAGTAACTCCGGTGATAGTACCTGTATTTTTGGTGTAACCACTTGTATTATCTATAAATTTTACTACATCTCCTGAAGGGAGTGTCATTTGACTTTGATTATATGTTGCCATTTAAATCTCCTTAATGACTAGCTGTAACTGTTACAGATCCTTCTGGTTTGTAGGTTCCTGTGGAAGTGAATGAAGTTCCAGAGAATGTACCCTTTAATTCTGCTCCATCTCCAGTGAAAGTCTGTGCAGCAGCATATGTATTATCTGCGCCTGTATTGTAACCATTCCATAATCCAGTAACTTGTGATCTTTCAGGTAATGTAACGGAAGTAGGAGTATTCGCAGTAAACTCATCTTCACCTTGTGAGAAACTAGCAGCGGAACCAGCAGTATAGAAACCAGAATTTAATTTAGCAGCAGTGAAGCTGTCATTACCATGAGTTGCAGCAGTAAATGAATCTGAACCTTGAGTGAATTTAGCTGCCGAACCAACAGTATAGAATCCTGTACCTAGTGACGCTGCTGTAAATGAATCCGCATCATGTGTTGCAGCTGTATAAGAATCTGATCCTTGTACAAATGAACCAGCTGATCAAGATATAGTCAAATTACCGGTTGAACTATTAGGTGTAAATGTTAACACTGGAGCAGTAAAATTATCTGTTCCTTGTGTAAATGAACCTCCACTAAATGAACCTCTAGTAAATGAGCCACCACTAAATTTAGAAGTATCTATCTTCGTAGGAACATTAGCAGTAAAACTGTCTGTTCCTTGAGTGAATGATCCACCAGAGAATGATCCTCTTGTAAATGATCCTCCACTAAATTTAGAAGTATCTATAACTGTAGGAGTATTAGCAGTAAAAGTATCAGTTCCTTGTTTAAATGAAGCAGCTGTACCATTTGTTTTAGAACCTACACTAGTAATAGAATATACACTAGTTGTTTTAGGACTTATTGTAACTGCTGATTTTGCATTACTACCGGATGGAGTATAATTTGCAGTACCAGTACCTTTACTTATTGTAATATTACCTGTAGGAGTACCTGATACTGAAATTGATTTAGAAGTTCCACTGAATGAACCAGATAACGTTACATTTGCACTTAAATCTACTGCTCCAACTTTTCTGGATGTTGGTACATAATCATCCAATAAAGCATCTGTTTCTGATACAGTGTAATAAGGTCCTTCAGCACCTATATAACTCCATGATCCAGTACCACTGGTAATAACTCATCTAAAATATCCTATTGAGTTATCATGGGTACTGTCATTTAATACTTTTATAATAGCATTATTATGCAATGTTGTGGTATCATAATCCTGTAAATCAGCGTATGTTCCAACAACATCTACAACGTCTGACGAAGCACTTAATGCATCAATCTGAGATTGCAAATCTGCATCAGCGTTTGTTCTTAATGTTGCTTCACCTGAAACAGCAGTACTTACTTGTGAAGATGTTTGATATCCATTAGGATTAGTGCTATTATAAGGAGTAAATCCTAATGCGCTTGTTATAGTAGAAGAAGTTATATTATGAACATGATCCTCTCTAGCAAAGCTTGTACTAGTACCTACTACAGCTGTAGTACCAACTGCTGTAACTGTAGTACCTGCTGAAGCACCTTCAGGAATAGATGGTTTATTTTTAATATATGCATCCGATGTTGAATCCGTTTCATTTCAATCAGCTTTAACGTTAACTTCTGCACCAGCTGCTATTCCATCTAATTTATTCTTTAATACTGTTGTAAAATTATTATCTGTATGTACGTATGAAGAATCTGAAATAAAATCAGAATCATTTGTTAGATCAGATGTCTTATCAGGAATAGTTGGAAAATCACTGATCTTTGAGACAGTTATATTAGGAATATCAGCAGTTGTTAATGCTCTAAATGAAGGAGTACCATTAGCATTACTTGGAGCTGCTAATATAAAATTCTTTGTCTTCGATCCATAAGGATTCTTTGTATCACCATAGGCATCTGCTAATGATATTGTTGTACTTAGTGTTTCAGTTTGAGATGTATTTTGACTTGATTGAATAGGTCCTGTTGCAGCTACTTGTACGCTCTTTACAGTACCCATAGATGATACATCTGACATTGTTGCTATCTTATTATCTGTGGAATCGTATGCTGTGTTAGTAATTAAATCAGCAACTCCAGATGATAATATAGATGTACCATTGACCTTTACATCATTTACTGAATCTGTTCATGGAACATTAACTGCTAAATAACCAGACTTGTCAAGTGCAACTGGATAAACTCTACCTGAAACTTCTGTTGCAGCTGCTGAATCATTTGACAATTTTGTTTCAGATTGTAAATTTGCTTTTAATTTAACTTCTGAAGAAGTCCCGCCAGAAAATGTGTATGCTAAACCCTTTTCAGTATCAACTTTCGAATAAGCTTTTCTTACAGTTACACTTCAGTTATTATTACTTTCCAGTTTATAGACATAGACTTCGTCACCCTGTGAAGCAAATGTATGACTAGACATTGATCTATAGTATTGGAACTCAACGTTAGTTGGATTATCAGCATTATTTACGTATGCCATAAATGCCATACGAGTCTGAGATCCTGAGGCTGGATTTAAATTAGAGCTGGCACGACAGTACACAATAGCATTATGTCTATAAGCATCAATAAAGTCACTTCATGTACTAATGCCATATCTTAATATTACCATTTCATGAAGATCAAGGGCTTCACCATACTCTGTAATATGACCTTGGGCATCTATCTTAATAGGATATAATCCTGAAGTTGTTTGAGCTGTTATTGAATTACTATGACCTAAACTGATCGATCCAGTTGTACCACCACCAGTGAGACCAGAACCTGCTGTAACTTCAGTAATTGTACCGAAACCAGTATCGTTTGTAAGATCACTAACTTTTGTAGGAACTGTTACATTAACAGTCTTATTAGTTATAGGTAACTCAACACCATTCTTTTGAATGTGATTAATTGTATTTGGTTCACCACCAGTTGATATAATATCATCAACTATTGTTTCAAGATTTGTTAATTTTGTATCTACAGCATTAACATCCGACTCTGTAGCAAATGGATCAGAAGGAGTTGCTCCATTACCATCATTTGTTAAATCAGAGGTTTTTGTAGGAACTGTTATATCTACATTCTTATTAGATATTGCAAGTGCTGTACCATTCTTTGAAATAGATTCAATTACGTTTACTTGGGCACCACTATCAATTCCTGCTAATTTATCCTTTTCAATTGTTGTATAACTGTTTTGAGATAATCCCATACCAGTTACTTTATCAACTTTATCATCCAAAGCATCCTGTAAATCAATTTGACTAGAAATATTTCCTTGGATATTACCTCATTCTGCAGATGTTTGGGTATTGGCAATTGTTATACTACCAGTACTTGTATCTTTTGTAATAGATATACCTGAACCTTGTATTAAATCTTCAGGTTGTACTGATGTTGCACCTAAAGCTGCACCAGATCTAATTTGAGACAGATCTGAAATAGCATCCTGTTTTCCTAATAAGGCTATATTCAAATCATTTTGGTTTGCAAGAGTGCCCTTGATATCTCCCCATGAAACACTTGAAATATAACCATCTGAATTCTTAAAACTTATAACATCATTAGCTATCTCTATATTTGTACCAGCTGTAAGAACATTTTGTTTTGAATTAAGATCAGTTTTAGTTGCTGTAACAGTATCATCTATACTAAATTCAGTTCCTGTTAATGATAAACCATTTCCAGCTGTGTAAGTAGTATCTGTAGCTGATATTGTATCATTAACTATTGATATATTCTCTCCAGCTGTGAGGTTATTTTGCTTTGCATTTAAAGCATTCTGTAAATCTATCTGATCACTTAATGTACCAGAAACATTACCTCATTCTGCAGATCTATTAGTATTTGAAATAACAACTGAACCTTCAGATGTTTCTTCAATATTTATTCCAATTCCAGCAGTTAAAAGATCTTGCTTTTTAGCTAATTCATTATCTAACTCTGTTTGAGATGGTATAACACTTTGATCTACTGATACAGTACCATTGATAATATTAATGCCAGTTCCAGCTGCATAGTCTTCAAATGAAACTGTATCATTAGTAATATTAATCCTGTTTCCAGCTATTAAATTATTCTGCTTAGCAGATAAAGCTAAATCAGTTTCTGACTTTGTATAATAATTATCCTTGAGAGCTAATGTATCATAACCTGTTAATTCATTAACATTCTTAGGAATCTTATAATTAATAACCCCATCACCTGATTGGTTCAGTGTAATGATACCAACAGTTTCGCCTGAATTAGCATCTGGTTGAATTATAGGATTACCATTAGAATCAGTACCAACCACAACTTCATCAGCATTTACTTTAAATATTACTTTAGCATCTGAAAGTATAGCATCATCAGGAATCTGACCTAAATCGCTATAATGTAAAGTTATATCCTGATTTAATGGTTTATTATTAATCTTTCTTAACTGAGGAACAAACTTATCGTCAACTTGAGATGAAGTATAATATGGACCTTGTTCACCAATAAATTCCCAGTGACCAATTCTATTTCCCTCTGAATCATATTCTGGATTACCTTCAGAATCTAAATCTAATACTCATCTATAATAAACTACAGCATTTTCTCTAGTTTCATCTTGAATAACTTTAATTATATCATTCTCTTTTACATGAGATGTGTCATATCTTTGAAGTTCTGCATATGAACCTAAAATGTCTATGACATCTGATGAACTTGATAATGCATCAATCTGCTCTTGTAAATTTATATCTGCTGATTCTCTATTACCAACTTCAGTATTTATTGCTTGACGGATATCAGCATGAGCTCCTTGGTCTTGATTATGTGCCTGTAAACTATCAGTTGGACCTGTAACAGTGACATATTTAGCATCATTAATAAATGATGATACACCAATACTGCCAAAATTAATCAATTCAGAGGCACTCATGTCACCTTGAATAGTATGTCCATCAATAGTTGGCTTATTATCTAATTTATTATAATCTCCACCAGGAGTAGAAATGACAGTATTCCCTTCACTATCATCTTCAATAGTTATATAATCACCTGCTGTAAGAACATGTTGTTTTGTTGCAAATTCATTTTGAAGATCTTGTTGATCATCTATATTTCCTCTAATATTTCCTCATACAGCAGAGAAATTTGTATTAGAAATTACGACATTTCCTTCAGAATCTGTCTCAACATTAATTCCATCACCAGGTGTAACATTCTCACTTACTAAAAAACCCTCATCATTTATCAATTCTGAGGTTTTAATATCTAAATCATTTGTTGATAAATCTCCTACAATTTCTTTTCCATTAAGAGTAGGCTTATTTTCTAATTTGTTATAATCTGAAGTAGCTGAAGCGGAGATAACATCCCCTTCAATCAAGATGTTATCCCCAGCAATCAGTTTATTTTGCTTTGTATCAACTTCGACAGATATATCGTTAACTGTAGTATTTAATTCAGCAATGTTTTCACGGGCAAATGAATCTTCATAATACCTTATTTCTCCGTTGCTTAATCGTGTTTTATTTACTGTTTTTATAGTATCTGCCATATTATATTACCTATTAACCTTTCACGTTAATTGTTAATGCTGTTGTAAGCTTCTCCGTAGAATAGAATCTTATGCCTCTAGTTTGTGTAACAGCTCTGTATATCTTACTCCATGCTTCATTTACAGCATCAATTTCACTCGCATTTGCTACAGATGACATATCAACACCTAAAACTGGCTGGCTATTAGTTGTTATATGTGCAAGAACTCCACTTGCATTTGTAGAATAAGTGTAGTAATAACCGATCTGACCAGCAGATCCAGACGCAGCTGTTCATGTAGCATTTGCTGGTATTGTTATTTGCACTGTTTTAATTCCTACATTATTATCACTTATTACGGCTAAGCCTCTGTCTGTTGCTATACCAGGTATAGTAATAGATCTATTTGCACCTGCTGTAGCATGACCATATGTATTAAATGTTACATTAGGAACATTAAATGAAGAACCAGGAGCTAATGTAGCATCAGCTGATGGACCAAATCCTTGCGCACTCGAAAGAGATGTAGCATGTGTAATTGAGTATTTAGGAGTTATTGCAGTATGACCAGAAGCTTGCCCAACAATTATAGGAGTTGTACCTACAACAGACACCTCTGTAACTTTACCAACATCCAAATTACCACTACCTAAAATACTTGAACTATTTATTGTCTTAATATTCGTACCAGCAACAAGAGTGGCTTGTTTTCCATTGATCGCTGTATTAAGAGTTGAAATATCAGTTGCAGTTGCTAGCTTATTAGTAGAAGAAGGTGCTGCAGAACCTGTTGGAAGCATTGCAGATGTAACACCTGAATTAATAGTACTTCACTGCGCAGCTGTAAATGAACTATTATTCAATGCATATTCAAATACCCAAGCTGAACTATTATATTTATATCTCTTATACTTAGTATTACCAGCGGAATCTGTGCACTGAACAAAAGCATAATCATTAGCATCTTTTGTTGTAATGCTACTTAAAGCTGTCTGTGCAGCAGCTTCTGTATCAGCAGTTGCTGTAACTGTTCCTCTAAATGTTGCTGTTGAAGTTGAAATAGAATCATTAACAAATTGTTTATCTGCTAACTGATTTGTTGTACTTGCAGCAGATGGAATTTTACCTTCAATAGCTGAAATCTTAGCATTAGCTCCATCAGTTCCTGTAATTAATGCACGAATATCACTGTGTGCAGTTGAACTTGAGTTATGCGTACTAATTGCAGATGATACTTGAGTTGCGCTCTGGAAATTAGCACCATTTGTTAACTGGTTAGTATTATTAGGAACCTTAATATTTAATGTTGTATTTCCACTTTGGTTAGCTGTAAATGTATTGCCAGTTGAAATAGCTTCTGGAGCACCTAATGAAACACCAATTGTTAATGTACCATTATTAATTGCTGGTTTACCAGTTAAATCAGAATAAGCTCCTGTAGCTGCAACTGTTGAAAGAGTTGGCTTATCAGATAAGTCTGTATAAGAGCCTGAATGAGCAACTGTAGATAAACCTTCAACTAATGAATAAGATAATAAATTAGTAGAAGTAATCTTATTTTGTTTACCATTCCAAGTTGTCTTTTCAGAAGCAGAGACAAACTTATGAGTTGTTGAAGTATCGTCAACATGATCAGCACTTATCTTATTAGAAGCTGAAATTGCATTCTGCTTAGCATTTCATGTATTCTTTTCAGCAGTTGTTACAAATTTATGTGTTGAATTTGTATCGACAACACTATCAGCACTAATTGTAGTACCATCGCTTATCTTATCTTGTTTAGCATTAAATAAAGCTGCAAGAGCTTCATTATCCATTGGCTCTTTGCCAGTTTCACTATCAATATCTACCCATGTAGGATTAGCAGTATTTGTACTAATATACATTACTGCACTATGCGAATCTTCTCCACCATCTGAACCAGATGAAATACGAATACCTCTACCGGCCATATATGTTGTATCTTTAGCACTAATTATATTCTTACCATTTTCTTGATCAATAAATACATTCTCACCAGCTACAACATAATTAGGAAAATCAAATGTATTAATATATCTATGAGAACCTAAATAATTAGCAGAAATTGATTCATCTGCTTTTGATAAAGAATTTTTAACTCCTAATGATAAATCATTTAAAGGAATTCCACTTGATGGCTTATCATATTTAGCATTCCAGCTACTTTTTTCTGCAGAATTTGTATGAACTGTTGTATTTCCTGTATGGGCATTAAATGTGCTTTCATTTACAAGACCACTAATTAATGAACCAATTGGTACAGATGTTTGAGTACCATTTTCAAGAGTAATAATAATTGATTGAGTTGCTGAATCATATGCAACATTCATAACTAATGACTCAACAGGTAAATCAATAACAACAGGATCACCTAAAACTGTTCCAGCATCATTTAATAATTTAATTGTATATGTATGAGTTGATGTATCTGATTCTAATTTAAGAGATCTACCAGTAGCAACTTTTAATGAGTATGGTTCTAAAGCAGTAACTAACTCATTATTATCGATGAAGTTATCACTAACTTTTTTATCTAAAGTAGCTATCTTAGAATCAACACTTGATACAGTGTCAAACTTATCAGCGTTACCCTCAGAATCTAAATCACCATTTCCATCATTCTCTATCTGGCTAGTCTTTTCAGGAACTGCTTTATGGAATCTACCTAATTCACTGACTTCAGCTGTTTTATCATATAAATATAAAAGACCATCTTCTTCACAGATACAAAAATATCTATCAGGCATAACATTATCATCAATAGAAGCCATTTCAGCTCTAGACAATAATATTCTACCATCAATTGGAAGTGGAGAACTTATATTAAATCCTTGTATTAAATTAATCATAACTAGTTGGACTCCTTAACCTCTTTAAATCTATATGTAATTGTGTATCCATTAGATGGAGTTGTTGTTCTTGCATACTCAGGATCTTGATCTGGGAACGTCTCTACAGTTGGTAAGCAAACATCCCAAATATTTACAATATTACCGTAGGCATTTTCAGCTTTAACTACACCTTTAAGATAAACAAAATTAAGTTTAAGGCCTTCCTGAAGTACTTCACTAACTTCTATACCAGCATTAGAAGGAACTGCTAATACATAAAATTGATTTGAAGCTTTAAAATTTAAAGATAAACCTTCACCAAGCAATCTTGAAAGACCAATTCCAGAATCAATTCCTAAATATTCCTCTATAGAAATTAAATTGTTAGTAATAAATTCACCAGACCACTCTGGAATTTCATTAATTACACCAAATCTAATTCCTTCAGTAGGTTCAATAGCTGATAATATAGACCTTATAATATCATACAAAGAAGTACCCTTTTCAAAAATATCTCCAGCTTTAACACCACCTACATTATAAAGAGATATTAAATCTTCTTTTAAATATAAGTCTGGTTTATTTCTAATATAAGAATAACTTGCTTCGTCATCTTCATCTCAATCAGGTTGAGAAGCAGATGTATCTATAATGTTTCCTAATTTTATTTTTTCACCTTTACCAGCATTATCAACATACACATACATATTTGTGTCAATCTCAGCTGGTTCTATTTCAGTAAAATCGTCTAATTTACGTGGTACAGTTGCATTCCTAAGAATAGCCATTCTGTCTTCACAACCAGTGAAACCCGCGTTAAAATTTATGTCTCTTCTTACTGGCATTAAATGTCTCCTATTCACTCCAAATTGAATCTAAAACTAAACACTTATCATCATCTTCAAGAACACTAAACTTAATAGCTTTAAGTCCACCGGTAACAACCTTCTGGCTTACAGCCCCATCAGTATTATCACCAAACTCTTGATACAACTTCATAATACCAGGAGTTGTTTCAGTTGCTTGTGGTAAACTTATAATAGAATTTGAAGGATTAATAAGGTTAGTACTATTATTTATTCTAACTGAATTTGATCATTCAGTCGGTTTACTTATTTTTCCATTATACTCGCCTAATACACCAACATATAATCTACCAGGACCACCTAGTACATCAACTGGTATAATGCAAGTCTTATTATCAATTAGACTACCTATAATATGATTATACTCGTCTTTAAAAAATGCTATTTTTGAAAATTTATCTCATGAAGAATCAAATTCAAATTTACACTTATATAATTCTTCACTTCCAGCAACTACAATTGAATTCTCTTTAGCTTTAACATTTTGTCTTGATACTTCAACTTGAACTGGACATAACTCCAATTCATCATCAACAAAATAAGCTTTATCTAAAGTATCAACTGCAAATAAATTAAATATATCAGATACAATTATACTTCCATTAAGTAATTCAACTTTCATTTGAGATTGAATAGGACCTTTCTCAAATAAATAAGTCTCTTTTTCACTTAAAGTAAAATATAATAATGAATCATCAAATGATGAAACATAAGTATCATCAAGAACCTTCTTTAAAACTATGTTGTCATTCTGAACATAAACTATTACTAGCTTTTTAATACAGCTATATTCAAATGGTAAATTAAATGTCTGAGACTTAGTTCCACCTATAATTAATAAATTATCATCATTGCCATCACAAAATAGACATTCATCAGGAGTCACTCCACCAGATAATAATTGTTTTAATCTTTCAAAATTATCTGACATTAAATTCTCCTTCCTTACTTATTAGTATCAGCAGTTATTTGTTTTTTAAGAGGTAAATCGATTACTTGATTAACCAAATCAGTGACAAAGGAATCTCCTCCTAATTCATGATATGATTCATACTGACTACTAATTGTTTCTTTTTCGTTTATTGTCGCAAAGCCTCTTCCTATAAAATCCTCACACGATCTCAATAAAGAATTTCTCTGCATAGTCAACAGTGCTCTACGTGTCATAGCATCATTATCTTGAACTACATCTATCTTATCAGATAACTTATCAACCTTTTCATTTAAATCTTTAGATAAATTATCAATCTTTGTATTCATATCTGTGAATGGTTTAGAGATATCTGTCTTAATATCTTTAACTAACTTTTTAAAGTTTCATAATAAAGTTATAACACCGATTGCACCTACAATATAACCTCAGGATTGATTTAAGAACTCCATATGCTTCTCCTTAACTAATATCTACCTGAACATCCTCATTTGGTACTATAACTTCACCTAATTCGGAATCATCTTTTACATCATCTATAATTTGAGCTTTATCATTTACTTCCTGCAATGCACTTTCTAATTGACCAATATTAATATACAAACTACTAATAATATCATCAATTATAGATGTAACGTTATCATCACCATTCTGCTGTAATGTAACTAATACCGAGCTATATAAATCTACAGAATCTCAAGCATTTTTGATTAATGTAGTAATTAAGTTAGATGATGATAAATCTTGAGGAATCTGCTCAACAACTTCATCTTCTTCGAGAATTAATTTTCTCATTAGCTCCTCCTTAATAAAGCATTTAACTCAGCATTTATTGCATCATACTCTGCTTTACGACTGTTAAATTCATTTTCTGCTGCTGTAATTGCTTTTGCATCTTCTTCATCAGTACCTTCAAGATCAAGTTCAACCATTAATATTTGCTTTTTAATATCAGCTAATCTATCTTGAAGATTTTGTAATTTTTGTCTATTATCTCTAGATTGAGGAGAACCATTTGCTCTTCTATCATTTAATGTTTCTTCAGATCTTTCAACATCTCTCTTTGCGTATCTGATTTTCTCTTTTAAATTCTTATATCTCTCAAATGGAGCCTCTAAAGCTTTTTCTGAATCTGCATATCTTGCACGAGCCTTTATATCTTGAATCTTTGCTTTATATTGATCAGCTTCTTTTTCATAAGACTTAGCTCTATTTTCATAATACTCAGCATTACCTTCATCGCCATTATTTCTATAATAATCAGCGTTTCTTCTTGCATCAGCAGCATAATCTAAGTTTCTTTTTATATAGCGTTCTAATCTTTTAATAGAACCTAATGAACCAGAATCGCCTCTTATTTCACCTGACCAGCGATCTGTTAAATTATATGTTGGCAAACTTTTTCCAGAGTAATTTGGTGATTCATAATTTTGTGATCTTGTAGCTAACAAATTACGATCTTTTTGTCCTTCAGGTTTAGCTTCATTTGTAACATATACTTTATCAGCTAATTTAAAGAGCTCTTTAGGAGGAATATACATTGTATCTCTTACAATCTTTCCATTCCTATTTCTAAAAGCTTTATCATTATCTAACCAATCAATTCTGTGATGATCAGAAGGTTTACCATTAGATCTAAAATCTATCAATTTACCATTAACTAATAATCTTACTTGTGTAGGATCTTCTTTATAAAGTTTAAAACCTTCTTCTGGACTTACTGCATCATAAGTAGCATTTTCTAAATCTGCAGCTGATCCAGCTCCTTTATAATTCCAAGCTTTGTAACCTTTAGCTAAATCTTGAGGAATCTTTTCATCAAGTACTTCTTCAGTAAGCATTCCAGAATTATCAAGGATGTCATCCATATGATAAATAGCTTCTTCACAAATTGACTCTAATGCATCAATTGCAGCCTCTTTTGTATTATAAGGATAATCCATATTTGCATATTCACAATGTTTTAAATAAGAATGAAGCTCATTATGAACATCTCTTACACATTGATCTCTTAATTCAAAAAGAATATCATCAATATCCTTAGCTTCAGTTAAAATATCAGAAGGTTCTTCAAGAATTAACTTTTCAGTTAAGCCTTTAATTTTAAGCTTCTTATCTTCTGCATCATGAATTTCTATAGGCTTAGCCTCGAATTCATTAATTTCTTCAACATCTTTAACCTTATCTTCTAATTCTTTGTTGACTTCTTTTTCATGTTCTTCAGCTGATTTCTCAATTTCTTTAGCCTCTTTTTCTTCATCATTACCTAAAGAAATGTCATCATTTATAACTAATTCTTCTGAAAGATTAATCTTCATATTAAATTCCTCACATTTATTATACTAAATTTAGCATTACAAAAACATAATTACTATTTTATATCTCAAAATATTATATACTAAAAATAAAAGGTACCGAAGTACCTTTAAATTAACTTATTCACTAAGCTGTCTGAACTTGTTTTATCTGGTAACTTTTTTTGAGGAAGTTCCTCATCAGGATCACCCCATGGCCAAGTAACTGTATCTTCAAGAATGAGATCATCTTCCCAATCTTCATCATCTGCATCAGGTGGAAGAATTCTAGCCTCATCTTCTTCAGGATCTCTAGGTTCATAAACATATCCACTATCATATGAATCATGACCAAAAGGTTTATAAAGTTCAGGATTGATCCAGTCTTCATCTAAAAATGAAACATAATAATGATTACTTAAATCCTTTTTAATTTTTTCTCTATCAGCTTTAGAAACATTCTTAGCATCAAATAATTCTACTGTACCATCATCATATAAAGTTCCAATAGCTTTATCATCTTTAAGTGAATCTACAACATCTCCACCATCAACATAGAATCTTACATCTTCATTAAGACTTTCATCAATCAAATCTCTATGAATATCGTTTGCCACATCAATAATAGCTTTAGCTGCTTCTTTTTCACCTGGATGTAATGATTTTCTCTTATTTAACTGATCAACAGCATCTGATAATCTATACAATTCATTATGAATCCATCCTGCACCCTGACGAGCAATGTGTCTGCCTTTATCAGTAACAGCACTTTCATCTAAATCATCGTAAACACCTTCATCAGTTACAATAAATTCAATTCCTTCATCATCCTTATAAAGATGTTTATTTTTATCTAAATCTTTAATAAATTCAAGATTGTCATGAACTTTACCAGTTTTCTCATCATATGCATCTAATAAATCTGCCATGTCATATGTACCTTCCATATGAATTTCAACAGATTCATTTAATGATTCTTTAAGTACTTTATCATCTTTATCATAAATAAATGTTCTATTGTCAGTAACAATTTTACATAACTTATTTTCAGGATCAATAAACATTTTACCTAAATTTTTATATTTATTAAAATAATATTCACCCTCATCTTCATGTCCAGGATAATTACCTGATCAAATCCATTTAGTACCAGAACCTAAATCTTTAGCTTGATCATATGTTGTTACTTCAATAAAATCTTCTTTTAATGATTCTTCCTGCTCTCTACTAGCAATGATCTCATCATCATCTAATGCTGAATTATATCCAGTCTTATATTCTTTTTCGAACTGAACACCTTTACCATTTGCTAACTTCTCACATGATCTAATAATAACATCCCAATCATGTTTAAAATCAGATGGACTAGTTGTTGATAGCTGATCCTCTAAATCTCATAAATAATCTAATACATCTGGATTATCCAATGTAACATCATCTTTTGTAATAGGAGCATCCCCATGAGGATACCTATCATTTATATAATCTTCTTTTGTTGCATCATCAAGCAATTCCATCTCTTTAAAGAATGACTTAATAACTCTAAACAACTCTGGATACTGTGTTTCAATTGCAATAGGATCATCATCGTATGATGTAAATGGCATCTGAGTAAAGTATTCATATCCATACTCATCAGCAAGATCAACAACTTCTGCTAATTCATTAGATAATTTATTAGGATTCTTTGCTTTCGCTTCTGTTAACTCTTCAACAACATCTAAATTATTAACAGCGTGATTTAAAACATTTCCAAGTAATGTCCAATCAAAAGGAATTAAATCAGCAATGTCATAAATTTCAATATCTTCATCATCTTGATCAGGATAAAGATTATGCATCGTACTTAAAATATCTAACTGATCAAGCTGATCGATAAATTTATCTTGATCTTCATCAAAACCTAATAATGGAATTGCTTTTCTACCTTCCTCTTTCCAGTAAAGGTCTCCATTATCATCTTCATAAATTTCACAAGTTTCTCTAGCATCACTTAAAAGGACACCAGGATCAACTACATTAAAATTTTCATCTAAAACAAAGCCACCAAGGAACTGATTTGAAATCATAGGAACAATGTTATATTCAAAATCTTCCATTGCTTCATTATAGAAGATATCAACATTATCTCCTATAATCTTATCCAATTCATCATCAGCTAATTGATCAACCATTTCTTTGTCATACCAATTGGTAAGTTCAAGTCTCTTCTGATCTGCTGGCATCTGAAGTAAATCATCCAATTCACCGTTTGAACTTCAAATAACTTTAATCATTATCTAACCTCTCTAAATAACTTCACTGGTACTTGCATCTACAACAGTGAATCCTTGATCATTTAAATAATCAACTAATTTTCTATTTCTATATGGATTACGTACATAGAATGTGCAATTTTTATTTACACCATCAAATGGCGTTTGTCCAATATTTTCAATAATACCATTTACTATAACTGAATCTAAACCTGAGCAGAATGCAAACATATTTTTATTAATTGATGTTATGCCTGTTCCAAGAGATACAGTTTTTAATATTTCACATAAACCAAATAATGCAGTTCCAATTTGTGTAACACTATCAGGAATAACAGCTGTTTTTATTGAAGAAGAAGCAAATGCACCAGAACCAATAGACTTAACACTATTAGGAATCTTAACTTCATCTAAATTTCTTAAATCAACAAATGCTTTTCTTCCTATTGCTTCAACACCTTCTGGAACATTGAATACTGTACTATTATCATCAGCTTGCTTTAACTTAAGTAAAACATTATCTAAAATAACAATATTGGAGACTGGAGGCATGTTAGGAAGTGTAGGTGCATTAGGAATACACGGAACAGTTCTATCAGGTGCATTCCAAATATCACATTCATCAAGTGGATTGGACTTTAATGGACATACACACCATTTATTGTTTCCTTCTGGTGCTTCCTTATCAATATATACATAATAATTAGTATATCTGCTTTGTTTATAGCTATCAAAATATTCTTGGCCTCTACCTTCATGACCTGGATAATTTCCTGCTATACATCATCTAGTTCCTTTACCATATAATGCCATAGCTGGATAAGTCTTACAAAGAACTACTGTTCATCTTCCATCATCGTAGATCTTTTCCGCACCTTCAACTACAACTTCTTTTCTCTTTTGATTATTGGATTTATAGTTATTCATATATGTAGATAACTCTTCAGGTGTACCATTATTAATCCAATAATCTAAGTTGTTATATGGAGCTGGATACTTAGATCTTGTTTCAAAGAACTTTGCAGCTAATTCTTCACCTGCTCAGTTCCTTAAATCTTTTCTGTTATACTCTAAAAGTCTTTCCATGAGATCTCCTAATATATTCTATAAGCAAATAAATTATTGCCTAAATCTACTTCTTCTCCATCATATTGAGCAATGAAATGAGCAACTCCATCTTCTTTAATTGCTTCTTCAGCAACTTTATCTACATCGATATAATCCTTTGCCCAAATTGCTAATGAATCACCATATAAATCTTTTATATAATTAACTTTATCATCTAAAGTATTTAATCCTCTAAGATAAGTTAACATATCTGGATTATCTTCATCATCTTCAAAGTACTCGATTTCCTGTTCAATGATATCATCAATTGCATCTTCATCAATTGCATTATCTATAATCCAATCTTTAAAATGAGGAGTAAAAGCATCAAGGCCCATGTCATCTACTAACATCTTAATTTCATCTACAGCTTTTTTATAAGCTTCATCCTCATCACACACAATGTAAGATGTGTCCTGAGTTTCGTAGATGTCATCTCCGACATAATCTAAATCTTCTAATGGAATATCTAAATAATTTGCTAAAGCCTTTCCTGCGGCATCTGAATCATCAATAGCTTCATCAAGATCATGAATATCATCAGCATCTACAAAATCAACCTTTTCAATGCTATCTAAAATATCTCTTCTTCTTCTGAAGTTAAATTTTCCATCTCCAACTTCTTGAATATCTTTAGGATAATTCTCAGGATCATAATATTTAGAATCATCAGATGGTTCACCATACTCATCAATATCACCAGCCATGGCAGCATCTAACTGTCTAGCCCATCTAACAGCATCATCATAATTATCTGTTGTGAACTGAATCCAATTAATTCCATACTCAACTTGACGATCACCAGTATCTCTATCAAAAATTAAATCATATCCTTTATGAGATTCATTTAAACTTTCGAACATCTTTTTATGTAACTTAAGAATCTCTTCATCACTCATACTAGCACGGAGTACTGCTAATAACTCATCTTTTGTTAAATCATTATTATCTTCAGGAAGACCTGCCATATCAGCTAATGAATCATAGCTTAAACTGTTAACCTTCGCTCTTTGATCAATTCTTTTCTGTCTTGCTCTTTCAGCTTTTGCTTTTTCTTTTCTTTCAGCAGCCTTCTGAGCTTTAACTTGCTCTTTTTCAGCATCTAACTTCTCCTTATCAGCAAGTTTCTTTGCTCTAATTTCTTCAGGAGTCATATAACCAGGCATTCCATCAAATGCTGTACCTTCATCTAATGATTCGTGGTATCCATTAGCGAACATCGCTTTACGTTGATCATCTGCATCCTTTTTGGTCTTAAACTTTCCGTGTGTTCCTTCTTTACCCTTATTAACTCATTTATCACCTTGTTTAATAGTGTCTTCAGTTAATTTTTCATAACCATTAGCATCAACCATTCTAGCAAATGATTTTAAATCAGACATTTTACGATGATCAATTATTTCACCATTATCTATAATAGCAAACTGAATTTCACCATCTTCAGTAGGTTCTTCCATCTTAAGGATGATACCATTTTTATTTCTATACTTTGTACCTGGTTTATCATCTATTACAAAATCTTCATCTAAATCATCAGTAGACATTGCTTCTTTACGTTTATTAATATAATCAATAGCAATATCTTTTTTAGCAATTAAATTATCCTTAACAAATGGATATTCTGATCTACTTGCATGTTTTAAAGCTCTATCATAAATTTCTTCAGCTGAAGCATCTTTTAATTTATCGCAATATTTATTTAATGCACTTTTTGCTGCAGATACTAATCCAACTTTTGTAGCTTCAACTAACTTAACTTCGTACTTATCTTCAGGATATTCTTTCTTAACATCATCTATTGAATCCCAGTTGCCACACTGAGCTGTAAATGATTTATTAGTACGTTTATCCTTTATTCTATATTTAGGAACTGTTCTAAAATATCTATCCCTATCATATTTATTATTCCACTTTGAACCAAGATAAAGATCACCAGACTCTTCTAACTTTTCATCTATATCGTCATCATCAATAGCTAATGTATAATCAAGATACAATGATTTACAAACAGAAAGGAAGTCTTCCATTTCCATCTGACTGCACCAAGCAGATCCTGTATTTACGATTTCATAAATCTTACTTGTGTATCCAAGAATACCTTCATATTCAAGGAATTCATCTAACGCGTCATAACCTTCTTGAGCAACATCATAAATTTCATCAGTATAGCCAATTATACCTTCCCACTCAAGGAATACTGCTAATGTATCACGAGGATCAGGGAAACTGATTTCCATACCATTTTCATTTTCAAAAACTTCTTCCTTAAGATCTTTTTTACAATTCTCATCTAAAACATAATCATATTCATTAAGTGTTGAAACGAAATAACTAATAGGATCAGTAATAGTAACTGATTCACCTCCATCAAGAGTCTCATCATATGTTACTAAATCATCTTCAATACTTGTTATTACAATTCTAGAACCTGTATCTGGCTCAACAAATTCTGCACCAACAAATAAATCATCTGAAACTAATTGCTCATTAATTTCTTCACAATCTTCATTTAGATTATTTAAATATAAGAATTGCTCATTCATATCATTTAAACTCATCTCTTTATTCTCCAACTCAACCTTTAAATCTCTTAAATTCTGCAAATAACCTCTGTTTCTAAATTCTTTAAAACAAATGTTACCATCGCCAAATTCCCCATCTTTTAAAATAGACTGCTGCCTCTGCAAATAAATATCATCAATTAATTTATCAACATCACTTACAGAAGGATCAGAATTAATTAACTCATTATATCTATCTTCAAATGGTTGAATTAATTCTTGTACATGTTCAGGATCAATATCAGGAACATCCACTTGCTCAGGTTCTTTTAACCAACCATCTTTAAGTGAATATACTCCATTAGAATTTGCATGAACTTCGTCTGGTTCTACATAAATCTCAGCTTCAACACCATTTAAAGTAGGATCATATTTATTATTAAATAAAGATTTATATGCTAAATAAACCTTCATTGCTAAATCTTTTTGATCAGGATAAACTGAAGTATCAGCTATAATATGAATATCAACATCTGAATCAGGAGAGTAATTGTAATTTGCATTACTTCCAATAATTGCGATATCCTTAACATTCAATTCTACATCATTTTCTTTAAGGTTATCATCAAACTTCTGTACAATCTCTTCAATCTTTTTTCTAACTTCAGGTTTTAATTCATTGTTTTCATCCCAAAGTTTAGGATTAAGAGTATCATGTTTTTCAATTGCTTCATCTACATCAGCTTTATTTTGTTCTTTATACTTTTTAATAACATCTTGAGCCTTCTTAATATGTCTAGGATCAGTGTCATGTTTAAGTATCAACCTAGCAGCTTCTAAATCTCTTTTAGTGATTAAATCTTCATTCATCCTGTTATCCTCAATTGGTTTACTAAATCTTATCAAATAATTAATTCCATCTGGAGAATTATTCTGATAATCTAGATTCTTTTCATTAACATCTAGATAATAATGTTTTAAAATGCTAGAAGCAACTTCAACATCAGATTTATCTACTACTCTATAAACTCCTTCTGACAATGTAAAATTTTCAGAGAAGTCTTTTAAATCATTAAACAATTCTTTATATGTCATAGTGCTCCTATCTATTTATATTATATATAATTTTGGCATTAAATAAACTTATGAGATTTAAATTTGAAGATTTCATGTAAACTGCACTTATATATCTATTATATTATTATAATTATAATATCTATATTATAATATATTATTCTGTAAACAAAGTTTACACGCTAGTAAACAGAGTTTACATAAAAAGACTGAGTTTAAATTAACCCAGTCTAATTAAGTCTCTTAAATAAGTACTTATTTTTGATTTCAGAATTCATAAATCTACCTTTTGATTCTGCTATTTTAAATTCATTCCAAACATGTTCTGGAACATCATTATAAGCATACATTAATCCAGATTTATATTCTACAATTAACTTTCTATCTTGATAACCTATCCTATCTATATTTGAACTGTCTACCTTTTGTAAATTCATATCTGTCTTCCTATTCTATAATTTCGCCCGTTTCCTCATTAATTTCATAAACTGGTTCTAATTCAATTCCCATCAATTTATTTTTAACCATTTGGGTTAATTCTTCCAACGCATTTGTATTATTTTCATAGTATTCTTGTACTTTTTTTAAACCCTGGAATCTCTGACCATCATGAGTAGTCATCCATGCTCCAGATTTTTCAATAAATCCATACTCAACTGCTAAATCAATTGCTTCACCTTTAGCGGAGAATCCATCTCCAAAAATCATTGTAGCTTCGCATACTTTCATTGGAGTAGCAATTTTATTTTTAACGCATTTTACTTTAACATGAGTCCCAATAACTTCATCACCAGATTTAATTGAAGTAGTTTTCTTTAATTCAATTCTTTGAGAGGCATAAAATTTTAAAGCATTACCTCCAGTTGTTGTTTCTGGATTTCCCATCATAAACCCAGTATTGATCTTCATACGAATCTGGTTAATGAATATTACTGCACAATTCTTTTCATTTAATGTACCAGTAAGTTTTCTCATAGCCTTCGACATAAGTCTAGCTAATAAACCAATGTTCTGATCTCCCATCTCACCATCTAATTCTGCTTGAGGTGTAAGAGCCGCTACAGAGTCAACAATAATAAGATTTACTTCACCAGATTTTGCTAGTGCATCAACAATTTCAAGCGCTTGTTCACCTGAAGATGGCTGTGTAAAAATTAAATCATCAGTATTTACTCCTAAATGTCTGGCATAATTAACATCTAGAGCATTTTCAACATCTACATATGCTACTCTTCCACCATTTTTCTGGCATTGAGCTGCAAACTGTAAACATAAAGTTGTTTTACCTGAAGACTCTGCACCGTATATTTCAGAAATTCTTCCGTAGCCAATTCCTCCTCCAAGTATCTTATCTATTAATAAGCTACCAGACGAAAGAAGATTATGACTAATAGGCTGAGTATCTCCTAATGTTTGAATAGTTCCAGCTCCATATGTCTTATTTATTTTTTGTAGCACATCTTTAAGATTTTTTGGAAGTTCTGTTGCCATTTTTCTCCTTCATTAATCTATTAAATAAACTGTCAGATAATTCGATAATTTGTTCACCAAAACTTTCCATAAAGTTAGAGATCATCTCATCTAATTCTGCGACAGTTATCTTTACAGGTTCAACATCATTTACAAATCCATAAGACCATCTAAACGCATGTGTAATTTCATGAATGATTGTTGTTTTTGTTTGATATTCATTCATCATTGGATTAATAACAATTGTATTACCAATATAGTTAGTTAATCCACATGTAGTCTGATAAATATCATCTCCTTCTACATTATCTTCATTCATAAAATCGATTTCCCATTCATGTCTATTAATTTTAAATTTAACCATTTATCACCTCGTTTACACAAGTGACGCAAGACATTAGTTTCATAATATAATGAATAATTATATTAGTTTTTAGAATCATTCTCCTGCGTTAATCTAAATAATTCTTTCCATATCTATCTATAAATAGTTGTATCCTGTCATTATAAGATATATTTTTATCAGTGTACTTTTCTATCCACACTTTTTCAGCATTCTGCTTAATTATTAGATCTAATTTCTTGACAGTATGAACTCCTTGATTTCCTAAATGATGATTGTAACAAAGAGGAACTATCATACCATCTTCTTTAGATTTCTTTCTATTAGCAGCACCAAAAAATACTTCATGAATAGCAACTCTATCAGTAGAGCCACATATACTGCATCTATCTAAAACAGGAACAAGGACAGAAAACCTGTCCTTGTCTTTTATCTTATCTTTCTTTCCGGACATTAAATATTCCTAATAAGAAGATTTACTTCATTGAATCATTCTTCAATTTCATCGAATTCATCTTCTTCCTCTTCATCATCGAAGACAAATTCTTCACCATCTTCTTCCTGATATTCAGCATTCATAGCTTCTTCAGCTGCTTTCTGAGCTGCTTTAACTTCGGTTACCATTGCTTTGGTATAAGCACAGAGACCATCAATTCCTTCAATGTCAGAATCACCAAGGTTGATTGAAACAAAATCTTCATCCTTAATCTTCTTATCAGCGACGAAGTACAGAAGATCGAGATAATTCTCGAACTCAGCAGTCATAATAGCACCAGAATCTTTAAATTTAATGTTGAACATTTAATCTTACCTCCATTTATGGTTTAATTATATCATATGTCATGTACATGTAAACTAATTTTTTAAATCTTCAAGTAATATCTGCTTTTTATTATTAGCTTTATCTGTTTTATTTCTAATCTTAATTAAGTTTCTTACAAGCCAAACTTTAGTCTTGCGACCTAAGTTCTGGAACCATTTAAATATATCTGTACCAAAAAACCAACTAAATTCAAGTTTAACTACCCACACAAGAAATACAATTACAATAACACTTGAAAGCATTATTGTACATACACCAAGTGCCCATAAAATAGATCTAAAAGGCTCTATCATTATTTAACTCCTTTAAAATGACGCATCTTATAAATGCTATAACAATTATCAATATCTAAGAAAACATATTCTCCATAATCATTCATTGGAAACTTTGGAGTTTCAAGAAGCCATAAAGTCTTGTTTCTTAATACTCTATCTCTTGATCCAACAAATCTTTTCAACCTAATAGGCTTATTTACATGTCTTGGAATATAATATACAGTTGAAGATTGAATTCCAGGACGCATCATTTTATTTACATATTTGAGATTTTTAACACCATAATATTCTACGTTTGTCATGCTTACCTCCAATTAAAACGACCAGTCGTAATGGTAGCTTCTTACTCCAAAACTAATTTTACCACTTAAATCAAAGTATCTTTTATAATAACCTTTTTCTTTTAGTGATTTCAACTCTTTAGCGGTGCAGTAGTTTTCCTTTGTATATGTAACTTCCTGCTTCCATTTATTATATCTATATACCCAAGTTTCAGGCTCTGGTTCTTCTTCATGTTCTCTATATGTATCAGGGAAATATTTTCTTAAGTAGTCATTCATTTCATCAGCTGTTTTAAAATACATCCAATTTTGATGACCCATTCCGCCTGGTTTATCATGATCTGCACATACATGATACTGTCTAACTTTGATCCTCTTCTGATTTTCTACATCTACTACATAATAGCAAGTTCTGTCTGACCAGTAATACATAGTTATGTCTGTCCCAGGCTTAATATCTGGAACTGATCTTCCTTCTTCCAATCTATTTATTAAATTTCCATACCACTTACTCATTCTCATTACCTCCAGTTGATTGATGAAACTCTATAGCAAGGACCATACTTTGTATATACTTTTCTGACATTAATATTTGTAATTTCTTTTGAATTTACTGGTTTATATTCCACGAATTCCCAATCACGCCAGGAATCTTCATGTCTGTTCATAAAGAACTTAATACTGAAATCGAACATATCTTTTTTATTTGTGAATAAGACTGAATTGAATGCTTGATATTGCAAGTCAGTTACAATGATAGGATTCTTTTCAACTGACCTTGTATTGAATTGAATATAGGAGTAGTATTTCTTTCCATGCACCTGTCTTGGTTTTCTGAAAGTGTATAAAGTGTTTCCTGTTTCTTCTGTCTTGACTGTGTATTTCATCTTACTTTCTCCTATCTAATTTCTACAAAAGTGCTGTAAGGTATATCTCCATCGAATACTCTGACTTCAGTATATCTTAATGGATTCTTAAGAAGTTTTGTAACGAACTTCTCAAACTTATCTCTATAACCAAATCCTTTACCCTTAAGAATACCATTGTCTCTGTAACTAACTTCATATCTCCACATATCTTTTACCTCTTTCCTTTACATTATTATATTATCATAAACAAAAAAGCAAGTAAACTAAATTTACCTGCTTTAATAAATGTTTTTAATATATTTAATGTCTTCAATTGTGTAGCATGAACCATAAATAGTATTAACTTTTTTAAAAGTTAATATATAATCATCATTGCAAGCTGGCTTATATTCTGCAATTTTCCAAGCAGTATCACCAATAAGCTGTTCAATTCTTGTCTGGAAGAAATTCTTCATGAATGTTCTAGCTTCATCTTTATTTGTAAAAGCAACAACATTATGAGCTCTATATGCAATATCTGTCTGAATAATAGGATTACCTGACCATGGATTAAACTGGATATGCTTGTAAACCTTTTTACCAAAAACTCTTCTTTCACCTCTAATTACATACATCTTATCAATTTTGCTTGAAATTTTAAACATTTTTCTTACCTCTTTCATTTACATATACTATATTATCACATAATAAAAGGCATGTAAACTAAATTTACATGCCATTCATTCTTTTAATATCGTCTATGCAATCATTATATCCCCAGATATAATCATCAAACCAATCAGATCCAAAAGGTGTTTTCTTAGGAGGTATATTTATATTTTGTTTTTGATTCGTTTCTCCTGCTGCCTCTGGATACCTTGACCCTGTAACATAGCCTCTTAAATCTGCTATAGCAAGATCAAGTCCAAGTAATATAACATCTAAATCTAACATATAAGTAGAAAACATTTGCATTTCAGCTAATTGAACACACCCAGGCTTTTCCATATAATTATTATATACCATATATTAGACTAAAAGTAAACTAATAAACTTTAATATATGGAGCAGACATTCTTGTTCCAGATTCATCTGTCGAATTGAATCCACAACCGTCATTAAAGATCTTTGAGATAATATTCTTTCCTTCATCTGTGAGGTTATAAACTTCACCTTGTTCAGCATTCTTGCCTGTAAGAACTTTAAGTAGCATCTTACAAGCTTGAATATAATTCTTTTCAACCATAACTCTACTTAAAGCGGAGAAGAATTCATCTCCTAAATGCTTTCTAACTGGAGTAACTGCTTTACCCATTTGAGCTGATCCACCAACTTCTTTCCACTCAAGTGTTCCTTTATCTCCAGCCTTTTTGGAGTTAGGACGAATTGCTAATAGATATGAATTATCTCCTACATCAAACACAAGTCCTTGGGTTAATGCATCTGTTTTAGGCCAGTAAACTTTTGTAAAATCACTTGCATCTTTAGGAGGAATATCTCATTCAGCTCTTAATGTCTTAGATACCTTCTTCAAAGAGACACCAATTATATTACTTGAGTTATCTACCATAAATTGTACATAACCTTTAATATCTTTATTCTTTCTAAATGCTATCATTGCATCAAGAATCTTTTCAGTATCACCTGTACAATAGTAAACATCTGATTTATCAAATGTATCAGCGCCAGAAAGAAGAATTCCAGCTTTAGCTGAATAAGGAGATTTTACTCCTGGATGAAGTATATCTGCATTAGTAACATCTCCTTTTAGAATTGAATTTGCTTTATTAATGAAAGTAGATTTTTGAGCTTGTTCAATATTGAACGTAGATCCTCATTTGTTTACAAAATTAGACCATTTACTTTTAAACTTAGAAGAATCTTTTCCATTTACATTGATATAATTAAAAATATCATCAGATTCCTTTAAATATTTTTTAACATCTGGTGCTTCAATTCTTCCAGCAAGAATTAAACCTGATATAGCTTCTTGGTATATTGTTGTTTCTTCAGAACTAAAATTATCTTCTCCTAAAACTGCTGAACCTGTTGAAGACAACTTATAATCATTTCCATTAACTGATATCTCAAGTTCTGCTAAAGCATCATTTATTTTATCACCATTAGGGAATAATTTATTGATATCTTTTTCACTATAAACTACACCTGCATCAGATGATTGTTTAACAAATAATCCAGTGTAGTTATCGATATCATTTTTATATTCTTCAGCACCTTTATTTCTATCAGGAGCATTAAGTCTTGTATCTATTTTATCTAATTCTTTATCTAAAGCATCTTGTACTTCTGGTGTATATTTACTTTTTGTTAATCGTGAAGCTTCTCTTAATTCAAATATTCTATTATTTGCAGCCTCTAAGAATGATTCTTCTTTACCCTTCATGGCATATTTAAGTTCTTTAAATAATCTATAAGCATCAGAATCATTTAAGTAAACAAACTTTTTAAATTCATCGAAGTTATCTTCTACAACTAATTTTCTTAACAATGAAGCAGAAGCTTTTTCTTCAGGATTATTTGAATTAACATTTCTTTCTCCGGCGATTACAGGAGTAATTGAGTTAAATTTATAAACTAAATTTCCATTCTTATCTGTTTTACCATTGTAGTTAAGAATTTGCTGACTATAATCACCACTTCCACCTATTCTATCGTCTCCACCAACGTAGATAATATCAGTATATCCTTGATCATATAATTCATGTAAAGCTTGGAATACATTCTTAGCATCTGATTCAACTACATCGACTAAATCACCAAGCTCTTTTTCAGCTCATTTAACTTTACTTCCGTATGACAATGGATCAGTAGATGAATCTATTTTATGACTTAAATATAACTTTGGTTTTTCATCTTTAGCTAAAGAAGCCATTTTCTTCGCTAATTTTCTATGACCAATTGAAGGAGGATTCAATCTGCCGAAAGCCATCACAGCTACTTTATTGCTTCCATCTTCATCAAGTACAAGCTTTTTAGAAAATTTATTAAACGATCCCATATCACCTCTTTGAGTTGCTAACATTTCTCTAAAATAACCTGATCCACCTTTAACTTCTTCAATAGTTTTTATAAGGAGTTGTTTCTCGTAATCATCTTCATAATCACCTGAATTCAACTTATCTTGTAAAAATTCCCTGAATGACATACTCTTTCTAGGATCATCATCACTATAATCTCCAAAAGGATCTTTCCTTATAGCATCCCATTCATAGAATAAGTTCATCTTGAATTGTTCATCTTTTGAAAGTCTCTTTGTATCATCCCAGTCAAGTGAATCTTTATATTCATCAGTATCTTCAATACTTGATTCAATACTTAATATTGCTGAATTGATTTTTGATCCAACTCCTCTTAAGGAAGTATCTAATCCAAAATTATTTAACCAAAAATCATGAACAGCTTTATGTTTTTTATTTCCATCATCATGATATAAACCATAAGTGAAATAATCAAGATATGATTTATCTAAAATCATTTCAATTACTTTATCAATAAATTTCTGTTTATTGTTGCCTAATAATTTTTCAAGTTTACTATCAAGCTGAATATCACCAATATCTTCATTAAGATCTTCTCCAACATGCTCAAAACCTGACATAATATCTGGGTCTCTGTTGTATGAACTAAATGAACTTCTATCTACAATTTTAACAATATTACCATTCATATCTGACATGGCGATTCCTTCGCCTTCAGCTGGGAAATATCCTTTTGTTCTCGATCTATAGAATGTTGAATAATCATTCTTTGCCTGTTTTAATCCTGCCCACATTGACATTTTAATATTAGCAGCGAGATTAATTGCTTCTACTATATTAGTTATAGTTGACTTATTATTATCTATTAAATCTGTAAGTTCTTGTACATCTCTATTAAATTTATCTGTAGCCTTTTGTTTGCCAACATCTGTCTTAAGAGATCCAATCTTTTTATCATATTCTTTTTCTTGTTTATCTCTTACATAAGACTTTAAATCATTTATAACTGTTGAAGCATTCAAATTAACTTGCTTCTTATCAGCTAAGCTTGCATTTTCAAATGTATTCCAATAATTCATGAATACCTGATTATTTATTAAATCTTCATAAGCAGAATCATTTAATAATTTATTTTCTACAGTTTTAAGCTTTTCATATTCTTTTTCAATAGAATCTGTATCATAATCAGCTTTATTAGAAGATACATTTATAGCGGGAGACATGATATAAAAATTATTTGGTGCATTTATTCTTGTAGGATCAACATCAAATGATTGACTTTTATTTCCGTCACCTGCATCTTTATATATTGTATGAAAACAAATTCCGAAATCGGAATTAGCTACTTTATCATAATCAGCATTTTCTTCAGAAAAAGCATAAACAATTTTATTTGGCTGAAAAGTTAAATAATTCTTTCCATTTATCTCTTCTTCTCTTATATCATCATGTGAAAATAAATAGTCACCCTGCCAACATTCACCTTCTGGAATATATTTAGCAAGTTGAAGACCAAGTTTGAGTTTCTCAGCCATTCCAGGTCTATCAGCATATTTTGCATCAATTTGTTCTTCAGATGACATAGCTGTATTTGGACCAGATGTAAATCCTTTTAATGCTATTGAATTATCTGGATATCCTGAAAATTTATGCCATACAAATAAAGCGGGTGACCCATCTACTTTTTGAGTTAAATTTAATTCTTTATTACTGTTATCAAATCTTCTTAAAAATTTATCTATCTTATCATTAAGTTCATTGAATCCATCCTTGCCTAAAAGAACTAAATCTTCTAAATGAGTTTGATGAGTATTCATTCTTGTTTCTTTAATAACTTTCATATTAATATTTTACCTTACTTACAAGTTTATATAACAATTCATGATCATCCCAATTAATCTTATCATGTTGAAAAGATATATCAATATCACCACAAGCTGCATTAAAAGAATCTTCTGAATTTATTTCAGAAATAACTTTAACTAATTGCTTAAATGATTTTACTTGTCCAGCTTCTCTTAATACTTTCATACTTATACCTCTAATATATAATATATAAATTTTAGCAGTAAAAATAAAAGGGTAACTTTCATTACCCTCAATTCACCTCATAACTATTTATTAAATTTTAAAACCAAAATTTATCAAATAAATCCCAAAGGTTAATCTTATTTAATGCTGGCAAATCCTTTTCCGTCAATGTAACGTGATATGATCCGTAATCTTCAATAAATTTTTCTCTTAATTCAATATACTTCTTATACGCTTCATTGACTTCTTTAGCGCGTTTTGCTCTTTCTTCCTTTTCAGCTAACTCTTTAGCATGTTCCTCTTCATACTTCTTTTCAGCTGTAAGGCATTCTTCTTCTGTTTCAAACTCTTTGTTTAATACTTCTGACTTGTAAATTGTTTTCATTTAAATTTCCTCCTTATGAAATTAAATTCTTTTCGTAATCCTATTTACGAATTTATATAACAATTACTTGAGGTGTAGAGTAACTTATATATTATACAATCTTATATCTTCATTTGTATCCTAAATATTCACTTTCATCATTATTATCACATAAACTTTTTATTTTTTCACAATTACTACGTGTATATTTAAAATCCATTTTAATTTCATTTCAATTTTTATATTCTTTATTAGTTGTTATACACAAATAAACTTTATTTCTTATGCTATTTCATTTTATACTTGGTTTATCATATATCGAATAATCTATAGAGTTTAGATCAACATTATCAACCACTTCTCAATGATATCCATATGTCATTTCTCTACTACCACTTAAACATTCAGATATCTTGTTTGCTTTAGCACCAAGTCACTCTAATGCATCATTTTCACTTTTAAATATATAACCAGTTTCAACACATCTCACAGCTACACAACCGATACAATTTTCTTCTCTGGTTTTAAGCATTTTTCGCTTAGCTTCTTCTGTTTGAGGGATACCTTTATTTCATATTGGAGCATATGTAACACGAGCTACTTTTAATTTATCACTCAATTTCTTTTTTGTCTCGTCTTTTAGATGTTTACCTTTATTACCTCATGTTTTCAATCCCTTTTCAGTAACAACATGAGGATGTCTCATATGTTCTTTAGCTTCTTCAGATAAAGGTTTTCTTGTAAATACACCATCAGCTCAGCATCTATTTACATAATCTCAGCCACTTCCACCACCATCATGTAGGTTATAATAATTATTATCATTTACAGCATTATAATATTGTATTCAATATATTTCTCTATTATTTAACTCTTCAGCTGATGTACATCATTCAATTACTTCAGTTTTAAAATTATCCTTACCATACTTTTTTATTGCTTCAACTATTAATTTACCTGAACCTAAATAATTTAAATCAAATGATTTTGATTTATGCTGTCCTATATACTTTTTGTTATTAATAAGATTTGTTGTAATATAAATATACCCTATATAATTTTGTTCCATTAAAAAAGAACCTTCCTTTCTAGCACTGATAACTAGTAGGTCGACCATTACCAGTGCTAGTTATTCCAGTTCTTAATATAATATACACTAAAGTTTTTGAGTATAATTACATCCTTTACTACCAAATTTCCAACCTGAACATGCTAGAAATGGTCCAAATCTTCCATATCTTTTTACCAAAGGCTTTCCGCATTGAGGACATACTTTATCGGTCATTTCTGCCTGTGGTTTTTCTCCCTCCACTCCTTTAGATCCTTTAATTTGATTTTCAAGGTCAGAGTAAAAGTCTTTTAAATAATCAACTCTACCTAAATCACCTTTAGATATTTTATCAAGTGATTCTTCCATTTTAGCTGAATAATCATAATTAACTATATCAGGGAATGCTTGATCAAGGAAGTGTGATAATTTAATTCCTTTTTCAGTAGGTGCTAATGCTTTACCTTGTTCTTCACAATATCCTCTTGTAGGATCAAGTAGTGTACCTATAATAGTTGCAAAAGTTGATGGTCTACCTATACCTAAATCTTCCAACTTCTTAACTAATGTTGCTTCTGAATATCTTTTAGGTGGAGATGTCTTCTTTTCTTTTAATTCAAGTTCTTTAGCATCAAGTTTTTCTAATACACAAATATCTAAACCTTGTACAATATCTTCTTCTAAATCATACACTTTGTAGAATCCTGGAAACTTAATGGAGTGTTCAGAATATACAAACTTGTATGCTCCATTCTTAATAATAAAATCTACATCTGTTATGATTGCTTCTGACATCATCGAGGCAACAGTTCTGTTATAGATTAATGTATATACCTTAATCATCTGTTGATCAGCTATATAACTTGATAATCTTTCAGGAGTCATTGTTAAATCAATAACTCTAAAACATTCATGACCATCTTGTGCATTTTTTGATTTCTTTGCCTTTTTAGTATCTCCTGAGAGATATTCCTTACCATAATTTTCTTTAATAAAGGTCTTTAATGTTTCTTTAAATTCAGGATCCATTTCAGTTGAATCAGTTCTTAAATATGTAACTAGTGCTACATGCTGTCCACCTATATTGATACCTTCAAATAAATGTTGAGCATAAGTCATAGCTGCTTTAACTGAGTACCCTAATTTACTTGATACTTCCTGTTGAAATGTTGAAGTTGTAAAAGGTGGTTTAGGTGATACCTTTCTGTCATTACTTTGAATATCATAAACTATATAAGGATATCCTTTACAATCTGATACAACTTTTTCAGCAAATTCTTTATCTTCAATTGTAGGTTTATTTTTTGTTTCCTTAATAAGTCCTTTAAATTGAGCTTTGTATTCTAGTTTATTTTTTGTAAATGGTAACCATATTTCATAGTACTTTTTTGACTTAAAGTTAACTATTTCCTCTTCTCTTTCAACAATAAGTTTTAATGCTGGAGATTGACATCTACCAACTGATCTACATCCTACTTTATTTCTTGCTATAGGACTTAATCTATAACCTACTATTTTATCTAATGAAGCTCTTGCTAAAGCAGCATCAGCCAGGTTTTCATCCAATTTACCAGGATGATCAATAGCTTCAAGTACAGCTTTCTTTGTTACTTCATGGTACGTAACTCTTTTAAACTTCTTTACAGGAATATTAAGGAAATTCTTAAGATGATATGCTATTGCTTCTCCTTCTCTATCAGGATCAGTTGCTACATATACTGTATCAGCTCTTGAAACTAATTCTTTAAGTTCCTTGACTGTTTCCTTTTTCTTGTCATCTATTACAAAATCAATATCAAAATTTCCTTTGACATCAATTCCAAGATTATATAATCCACTATCTTTTATTTTTGCTATATGACCTACTGAAGCCTTAACCTTAATATTAGGTGGTAGGAACTGTGAAATAGTACGAACCTTGTTAGGGACTTTCAACTATCATAAGACAAAACTTATCATCTTTTGACATTGACTTTATTTTCCTCCTTATTCATTTTTATCAACTCATTCTCAATGTAAATTAAATGTGGATTCTCTACTACCATCACAACATTCTCTTATGTGACCACCAGATCCATAACCATTATTTACCATTCAATTTGACGCATCTTTTATACTGTCAAATATTTCTCCAGTATCAATACACTTAACTTTTCATGGAGTTAAACCTTTATTTAAACCTTTTGATTTTTTACCTTTTAGTGATTTACTATTACTATTTGATATTTTATTTTTCTGTTCATCACTTAAAGGTTTACCACCAATAATTCAATCTCCTGTCATTAAATATTTATTTATTTCATCAGGAAATACAAATTTAACTTTATTTAATTTTATATTATATATTGATTTTTTACCTTTAGTAGTTGAATGATAATCTCTTGCTTCTTTTAAATGCTTTTTATGTTCATCGGATTTTGGTTTACCTTTAAACATTTTACTTATAAGATTTCTACTATACTCAGATCAATCATCAGAATATCTTTTAGGACCATTTTCTGATAGTCACATTATTCATTTTTCATATAATGTTTGATATTCATCTAATGACCTATAAATATCTTTCTCATCATCTGTTAGCTTATTTTTATAAAATGTCATCATTAAAAAACATTGTATATTTGATATTTTTAAATCATTAATTGTACATAATGATAAGTAATAATGAGCTAAAATATGATCTTTATAAAGTAAATTAACTTTATTAGATTCTGTTTCATCTATATCAGCATTAATAATTTTAAAATATTTTCTCTGTAATATATGATGAGTTTCATATCCAAAAGTTTTTAAAGTGTCTTTATTTTTAATGATTAAATTTAAATATTTATCAAGATAATCATTATCAATAAAATATCCAGTATTAATTAATTTTAATTTTAAATCACTATAATTTAACATATTTATCTTCCTCTATATTAAATTTAGCAGAATAACCAAACATCTTTTTGGGTATTCAATTAATTATTAATTATTACTCATCTATATAAACTCCATCAGTACATTTTCTTTTTAGGAATTGTTTTCTAATATCTGTACCTGTAAGAATATTATACACATCATAAAAACCTTCATAGTAATCAGTACATCTTGATGGTCCTATTTCAAGTGAAGCATCATATATCTTACTTACACCATTAAGAATAACTCTTATCTGTTCATCTCCTGTAATTGAAGTTACTCCTATAAATGAAATACCTTTATCATAAATATCTATATCAAGATCCTTAGAATCACCTTTAAAATTCATAATATTTAATTTAGACATTATACCCGTACCTCTCAATAATTAAATCTCTCCAGGCTTCAAAAGCAAAATTAACTTCATTTTCATCCAAACTGCTGGACAGTTCATATAAAATATCGATGTCTTTATCTAATTCAGGATCATCAATGCAATCAGTTGATCTTTGAATTACACAAATACCATCATTATTAAAAGGACATAACCAATTATTACAAGTATTAATAAAGTATCCTTGTTCATAATCTTTATATAATGCTTCTCTTTCTTCTGGATATAGGTTAATCGTCTTCATATCTTTACCTCTATTATTATAGTAACAAATAAAAAGAGGATTGTAAACTAGTTACAATCCTGAGGTAAGAAAACTAACAATGACAAATGGTTGCAGGTAGAGGAGTTGAACCTCTCTAATCGGATTATGAGCCCGAGCTGGAACCGATCCAGTTAACCTGCGATGTGGAAAAGTGGGTAACCTTTACGTTCTAAGGTGGCATCAAACCGCCCTACAACAACCACTTGAGGATTTGAAAGTTCCTGTTTTAGGTCCTCACGAACTTACAAGGTGGACCCGCTACTATTTTTACAACGATGTACCATTAGTCTCATTACTTTATCATATAATGATATTTCATTACTGCCGTGGTTGTAGTGTAAGGTTTATCGTGAACCGAACCCCGTAGTTATAGTCCACGGTACATATGACTATTTTGTGTGTTGATACATTAGGTGACCAGTATCAATATGGTGCCAATTGGCGAATCCACCTAATCACACATATTATGATTTCGCACAGCCAAGTTCTGTACACGGCATATTTTATGAGGTTTTATTTCGTATATTTCTGGAGTGTCTCCTCCACAGGATAAGCTATTTACCTCCAACCTGTAGCCTTGTTACATCCAGTTTATAGTCATAGTGGACTTGAAGTTTTTTCTGGCACGGGTTCTTACTTCCAAACCTAATATAACGTCAGCCAACTAACGAATACTTTTCTCACTAGGATTCTTATAACCACTTTCGTGGGAGACATTATGGCCTAATTAGAGGTATAGTATTAACCTTAATCACGCCTTTACCCGATATTACACATGACTCTGCCTCGGGCTGGGCGACTTCTTGTCCTTGTGTTTCGTCCTCTACGTGATGAGCAACTTAGGCATCTCTTATAAACTCGACCTTATTTTAATTGCATATCGAATAGCAACAACATTTATCGTATCCGCCGGCAGACTATCGTCACCCAGTGTTAATTCACTTATGCCCTTTTTGTTTATTTGTTCGCGTTAAGTGAAGCGAATATTTGTAGAGCTCAACCTCTACTTGCAGACTACTTTGTCTGGAGTTCCCAAGCTTCATTAAGTCCACTGACTCAGTCTCACTACTTTATCCTATATTGATATTTCATTACTGCTGAATAACATTCAGTACTTGATGGTGGAATATGACTTTACTACTCGCCTCCCGTGGCTTGTGTACACTTTTAGGCCAGGATATTTATCAGCAATAAAGTCAATTTTTATTTAATACCGACGGCTGAGCAGTTACAACCCTTTGTTTATTTGTCCAGTGTACGAATCGGTAATTAAATCTAATTTGAAAATATACACACTTCCTATAAGTATACGCTCTTCATCATTATAATCTTTAATTTTAAATGAAACTACATCGTTATAATTGTATTTAGGATTTCCTATCATATTCATCTCCTTTAAGCATAAAAGATGGAATTTCCCATTCATCTTCTTTTATAGTTATAGAGTCAAGCTGCTCCTTAGTTGAACGATACAGAGAAAGCATATTATCATAAATATAATTAGATCACCATTTAGGATGAATATCATCTATACTATTACTGTAATTATTAGGGCAATTTTTACACGCGGTTGTACCTGCTAATGAACAATAACAAGCTCCCATCTTTACTCCTTTATAATTTCATCAATACAATCATTCCAACCTTGTGAATAAGCAAGTCCTGTCCAATCTTCAATTTCCTCTCTATGTTTTTCACTTTCTTTCTGAGGTATTTTTCTTAATGGACACCACTCACTTGCTTCATGGAGCTCAATATGCTCATCATTTAATTCACATAATCACTCTAATTCATCTGCCGGATTTAGTGCTCCTTGTTTAAATCTACATTGCTTACATGTTTCCGGAAAATCAATAACATCAATTACAGCAAGTACTTTCATTTTTAATCCTTTCAAATAAATGGTCCTCCCACCAAGAGTTGAACTTGGAATTGACGATTATAAGTCGCCCGTTTTAACCATTGAACTACAGGAGGATAAAATAGATAAAAGAATTTTACACACGTCTGTGAAGGGATTTGAACCCTTTACCCATATGGCAGTGCCAGGTTACCTCATCTTTTACCTATTATTGATTTTAATAAGTTTAACCACTGCGCTAATTTTATGACAACACTAATTTTTCAACATTTCGGTAAGTGATCTCTTATTAAATTCTTATTAAATATAGAATACAGGAATCGAACCTGTGTCTCCGGGGTTAGAGGCTTTAATTATCGGAGTCCGGACCAATAATCAGGGAGTTTCTCATACTTGCTGCCTACGGTATCCCTACCACTGCACCAATTCTATATTTTTGTAAGATAATATCTTTATTTATCTTACGTATTCATTATATCATATTATGATATAGTTGTAAACTAATTAACCTTTGCTCTTTCCGGAGATCCCTGTTTCATTCCTTTATGTCTCAGTCGCAATTGTGAGGATCATGACTTCCTTCCAGGTAGTGTTGTATGTAATCTTAATTTGTTACCCCTTGTTCGTAAGGTTAGCTCTCCCTTATTTTTATATAGCCGGCATAAGGGTTACTAATTGGTTAACTATAATTATATTATATCATTTTTAAATATAATGTAAACTAATTTAGATGGTCTTTAGTTTTAATTCTGGATACCATCAACACAGAATATCCATTTTGTTACAGACGGATATGGGATCATCCATGTCATGAGTCATCCGTTTGATTAAGGATATAGAACGGATAAATGACCACATACTTTTAAGGTGTATGCTCCTAAATGATCAGATGTGCAATTGAATATGCCTCGAAAAGGGCTGTCCAGAAATTAATTTCGATATTTGGATATTCTCAATCACATGCATTCCCAATGGATTTCACACCCTTTATTATGGAGTTGGTCCTCCAAGTGTTCCATTTTATGGGACTCCTATTGTCTTGGTGACTTTTAATTCTTGTCTACTGATCATTACTGGCGCTCACTGTAGGATTTGAACCCACGGATGCTTTCACATCTCCTGTTTTCAAGACAGGCGTAATCGACCAACTCTACCAACTTACCAATGGAGCGAATGGCGGGAATCGAACCCGTATTACCAGCTTGGAGGGCTGGAGCTCTAACCATTGAACTACATTCGCACATGGCGGGAAATGAGGGACTTGAACCCACGACCTAGCGGTTAACAGCCGCGCGCTACTACCAGCTGAGCTAATTTCCCATTTGGTGCTCCCGGTCAGACTTGAACTGACATACTATTTACTAGTGTAGCATTTTAAGTGCTATGCGTCTACCAATTCCGCCACGAGAGCATTGAAGACTTTTGGTTCCTTTCGGCAAACACTCAGGTATCTTCAGTAGGTATCTTTACGGGATCACCACTAACCCCAACCTAACCTATGATTCGTGCAGTTGCAGCTGCCAATCATTGATTCACCTCTTCCTGCAATGTATGAATCAGGATGGTGCCAGATATAGGACTCGAACCCATAACCTTTTCAGTACAAATGAATTACTCTACCAATTGAGTTAATCTGGCATTTACATATATGTATCAAAATGGTGCTACTGGTAGGATCTGCCCCCACAACCTATTGTTTACGGAACAATTGCACTACTTATTGTGCTACAGTAGCAATATTTAATACATTATTATAATAACAAATAATTAACTATAAGTAAACTAAAAAATAAAGAGAGGATTGCTCCCCTCTTTATTTATGAAAAAGATCGATTATATTAAAGGAGGAGCTATATTATTTCATCATTAAAATACCCTGTAATGAGGATTGATTACTTATTAATGATGTTGTAATTAAATATAATCTCATTTCTAATCCTTTAATAATATTATACACTAAATTAAATAATTAAGAATAAATAAAATATCACTAACTAAAATAATTGGATGTACTTCTTTTACTTTTCCTTTACAAAGCATTACAAATGTATATGACCAGAAGCCTAACATAATACCATTGGTAATACCATAAGTTAATGCCATAGGTACACTAGCGCACATAGCAGGAATAGCTTCATCTAAATCATTCCAATTGATTTCCTTTAAAGACGCCATCATCATTACACCCACAACAATCAATGCTGGAGCAGTGGCAGCTGATGGAATACCACTAACAAATCCTGCAAATGGTAATGCTAATAAGAAACATAATGCTACAACTACAGAAGTTAAACCTGTTCTACCACCAGCACCAATACCAGCTGCAGATTCAACATAAGTAGTAGTACTTGATGTACCTAATAATGCTCCAATTGGGGTAGCAATAGCATCTGCGAATAATGCTTTATCCATCTTGGAATCAAAACCTGATCCTGTTTCCATATCTTCCAAATCAGAATCATTAAAGATACCTGAAACTTTACCAGTACCAATAAATGTACCGATAGTATCAAAGATGTCAGATAATGAGAAAGAAAGGATACCAATTAATGTAGGAATTAAATTTCTAAAGTTACTGAATAATTCAGGAATACCTTTCGTAATTGGCGTACCAAACCAATTACCATACGCTGTAAATGCTTCACCTAAACTGTAGCCCATTCCAAAGTTTGTTACTCCAAGAGGAATACCTAATAATGTAGTAGCTACAATACCAATTAAGATTGCTCCATTTACATTCTTTAAAAGTAAGAATACAGTCAATAATAAACCAAATACAAATACTGCTAATACTTTAAGATCAATTGCTGTTTGAATTGCAGGGATACCAAATGTGAAATGAACTAAACCTACATTACATAATGCAATATAGATAATGAACATACCAATACCTGCACCAATAGCATTCTGTAAAGATTCTGGAATTGCTTTAATAATATATTTACGAATATTTGTAACTGTAATCAATACATTAATAATACCAGACATTAATACAACTGCAATAATACCTTCAGGACTTAATCCTACAAGATAAGCTGTGTAACCTGCCAAGATATTAGCAGCAGTATTATTAAGACCTAATCCTGGTGCAGCTGCATAAGGAATATTAGCAATTAAACCTAATAATGCTGTACTTATTGCTGAAGCAAGAATTGTAGCAATAAACATTGCTCCTGGTTCACCGAATCCTGTTAACGTTGCTGGATTAACTACAATAATATACGCCATAGCAGCGAAAGTGGTCAAACCAGCGATTACCTCAGTTGAGAGCTTTGTGTTGTTCTCCTTTAGATGAAATAATTTCTCTAACATTTTTCTCCTTCTTTCAAAATTAAATTCATAATCATACCAGTGATAACTCCAATCGATACACCACTTAAGTTGAAGGTGCCGATATCAATTGATAATCCACTAACACTTAATGCTAATGCAACAGCGAAAATGATTATATTCTTGGAATTATCAAAGTCAATATTACTGTTAGCCAATACCTTTATTCCGCTTAAGGAGATAAATGAATATGCTAGTATTGATATACCACCGAATAAGAATGATGGCATATTGATGATTGCAGCATTGAATGGTTGAATAAATCCTAATAAGCAAGTCATAACAGCTGCAGTAAAAATGACTTTTGTTGAAGCAACTCTACTCACTGCCATTGTTGCTAAAGATTCACCATAAGTTGTTGTAGGTTGAGATCCAATCAAACAACCAACCAAATCAGCTACACCATCAGCTAACATTGTTTTATGTACACCTACTGTTGATACTAAATCTGTTTCAGTGATCTGAGAACAAGTAAGAATATCTCCAATAGATTCTACTACAGCACCTACATTTACACATGCGAATAAGATAATTATCTGAGGTAATAACATCCAATTAAAATGTACAAAGTCTAAATGTAAGAAACTGAAGTCAGGTACACTAAACAATCCTGCAATATGGAATTGGGATAAATCTACAAGTGGGTAAATTCCTACTAATGAAATAAGAATGGCCACTAAATAAGATACAAATAATCCTATGAGAAATGACAAAGTAGGAATTAATCCTTTTCCATAGTGATTAAATAATGCTGTAATGAACATGGTAAATAAACCAAATCCAATACCAATTAAACTATATGAACCATTAATCTGTAAATATGTAGGAATAAACTTCATAAGATTGATTCCTATTGCCAAGATAATAGTACCAACTAAAATATCAGGGAATACTTTCTTAATCCAATCTGCTCCTAACTTCTTTATAATTCTTGATAAGATAAAGTTCATAATACAGATTGTCAATCCACCTAATACAACTGCTGTACAATTTTCTTCTACAGAACTTGATAACGCATATGCTCCTAATACAGCACTTACAGTTGCTCCACTATTTGAGAAGAATAATGGAACTCTGAATCCTGTAAGACAAAGGAATGTAATTGTTGCCATACCACCTGCAACAAGACCAGCAGCAATATTAGTTCCACAAATTGTACTAATAAGAATTGTTGCCGTAAGAATTGACAACATATTTTGTAAACCGTATAGTAACAATTCTTTTATATTTTTAGGAGTATCTGAGATACCGTATTTTAAATTAGTGTTCACAGCTATACTCTACCTCCTCTTCATCTTTATTCATATCTGGATTCTTAATACACTCAGCTTCATCTACAAAGTCAGGATCATTTTCAAGTTCAATGTAAAGCATGATTGAGTAGTTTGCCAAATCGATTAATGTATCTTTAATTGATTCAAAATGATTCTTGTCGCCTTTAAGAAGGTTTGTGGCTCTATCCAATTTATTATGTAAAGGTACTAAACCAGACGTAGGACCTAGGTCTCTATATAACTTACCAAAGCTATCTCCATAGTTCTTGTTCTTCTTTGCATACAAATCAGCCATTTGAGATGTAATTTCTTTAAACCTATCAATCTTCTTAAGCATACGTTCATGCTGTCTTAATTCGTAGATATTCATTAATCAACAAACTCCTGCATAAATTCTGGTGCCTTTTCTTTCATGAACTTAATAGCATCATCAATATTATTAACCAATACTCCAGATTCTTTAATACAACCTACAACATATAAGTTTTGATAAGAATATTGCTGTTCACAAATACCTGCAGCTGCTCCCATATCCTTTGCTTCACTATGAGTCCTAGAACATTCACGGTTATCTGTACAAATGCCAACTACGTACTTATGATCCCCTCTTCTGATCTTCTCTCTCATAACTCCAATTTCAGCACAAGTACCTGAAGGTAGTACATCACCATCAATACAAGCAACTAAAATATCAGTATTGTCAAGTCTTGCGTTATCTCCGTTAGCAATCTCCTTAGATCCTGCAAATTTCTTTTTACCTTCAATACCGTTGATTTCAGTATTTTCTACTGGTGAATAAAGATCAATTCCAGGAAAAGCATCCCTAATCTTTCTTGCCCAAGCAGTATTTCTATATAGGTCTCCCTCATAAAAAATACTTCCAGCGAGATATACTTTCATAATAAAAACTCTCCTTTTCTTGATTATAATATATCAAAAATAAAAGGAGTTGTAAACTAATACAACTCCAATTAAGAAAGGGTAAGATCAATCAATCTGTGGTCGGGATTATGTGATTCGAACACATGACCCCCTCATCCCAAATGAGGTGCGCTACCAAACTGCGCTAAATCCCGATAGTGTCAGCTTATTTTATTCCTGGCTGACGGAAGGAGGCGGTTTATGAAATGGCAGGGGTGAGAGGATTCGAACCTCTAAATATGGTGTTGCATACCACTACTACTTTCATAGCCTTTTCAGTTTGTGGTCTGGACTATATCTTTACCTTGCATTTCTGTTTAGGTAGTCTATCATCTAGTCTCTACGGGCTAAATAAGGCTGTTCCTCGAACTCCATTTAACTACTGCCCTGCCGTTACGCTATGCTCATCACAGTCGCCGCTTCGTCCAAGTCCCGGCCCGGTGTGTGAGGTCCGTAGCACCTTAAATATTCCCTCGGTATTAGCATAATTAGTATTGAGTAATGATTTAATTCATGTCCACTATCATCATATGGATCACTACTCAATTTTAGTTGATGGATAACTGACTTTAGTTTTCACCGATATTATCGACTTCACTAATACGGATAATTAAGCTTCATACAATAAATCAATAGTCTCATTATATCGATAAAATTTACATTTAAGTTCATTCTTAATATTATTCATTCTTTCAATATCAGATTTTCTTAATACATTATTATATACATCGATATAATGTCTTTTTTCATCATACTCAAAAGCTATATTCCTATCTTTATCATAACCGTCTAAAAAATAACCTTTTATACAATACTCGCCACCATTTTCTGCATGTTGTAAATTTCAATTGAATTTTTTATTTAAATTATCAATATAACTGCATGCATTTTTATTATAACGTACTTTAATACCATCTTTAATAGTATTTAAATATTTTACTGTACCTAATCTTATTTTTTCTTTAGACTCATCAGTATGATGTCTGCCATAAAATGGGTTATTCTCTCCCCTAACTGATTCACTTACATGCTCTGAATTAATTTTAACCCTCTCATCAGTATCTTTTGTCAATCATTTATTTCATCCAACATGACCTTTTGGCATTCCACCTTTATGTGTCCTATTTGGATTTTTACTACACCTGATACTGTGTTGTTTTAATGAATTAATATTTTTACATTGTTTACCACAATATTCACAAAATAAATCATCGTGTAAAATATTAAAATTACTACCAATGTGATTTGCCATTTATATATCACCCCCGTATATATAAATTTAGCATGAAAATTAAAGGCAAAACAGTGAACCATCTTAATTCTAAAAATGGCAGGGGACGAAGGACTCGAACCCTCATAACCTGGGTTGGAACCAGGCTCGCGGTTTTGAAGACCGATACCGTTCCCAACGGTGAAAATCCCCTATGTATATTAACTAACCTTTGTCTAATTCTACGGATCCCTGTGGATTTTTATGCCCGAAATTTTTTGCGCTTTGTCAGGTACTGTTGTATCTGCCATACCTGGGTTTCTTATACGGCAGACCTGGGACTTCAGGTTTAGACTCTCCAATTCACATTGACCGGTTGTGAATGGTACCAACATTGGTTAGTATTTTTATTTAATATTTAAAATATCTCCAAACTCATCAATAATATAAGCATTTACTCCATTACTGATAGCATGTTTATAAATTTCTACAGCATTTTCAAGAAGTTCAAATTCATAAGCTTTAGGATCACCAAGGAATTCAATAACAACTGTATACATTATTTATCCTCCTCATTTTCAAGATAGTTAATTTCCAATAAAATCTCTTTCCAAGATTCTTCATCAGTAACTTCTTCAAGATCCCATCTAGTAAATTCGTACATTTGTCTTACCTCTTTTCTGATATTATAATATCAAAATTTAATCAGTTTGTAAACTAGTTACCTCTAATAAATTTTTACCACAATGAGGACAAAATACATATCGTTCCATTGTGTAATATGAAGTAGCATGACCTCTACTTTTATAACCTGCTCCACAAAATGGACAGACAATGTTATGGGTCTTGTCTTTATTTCTTCCTTTTTCTAACCATTTACTTCTTATACTAGCTTTGATCATGAATTAACCTCTTTATGATATTATAATATCAAATATTATTGTAAAAGTAAACTATTTTTATGTTTTCTTTTCCTAGGAAGTTGTTTCTTTTTATTCTTTTGAAAACCACTCCCAGTGTATCTTCAAGAAAGCGGGATTCATATGTCCCTGGTGGATTTATTCTTCTTCATTATCTATAACTCAACAGCGTACTGATTAGGACTTGCTAATTCAACTCCTAATACTTCATCAAAGTGTGATTTCTGATCAGGAATAAATCTACCAAATTTAACTATAATATTAGCAAATTTAGATAATCTCATACACTGATCAATTATCTCATCAGCATTATATCCTGTATAAATAACTACATCATCAAAACAATTATAATCCCATCTTAATGTATTAATAAATTCTCTGACTTCCTCAAAAGAATCCATAGGTTCAAGACCTCCAAATACAATTGATTTTGTAATAGGATTATTAAGATACCTTTTAATTAATTCATCATTATCTACATCAATAATAGGAGCTTTAATTACATCCATATTCTGACATATATTGTTACCGTTTTCAATACAACATTTAAAGTCACAGTAGGGAGTAATTAAGAACATTGATGGTTTTTTATATTGAGTAAAATCTTCTTCAACATAACCTCTTAACTTCATTCTTATCCTTTCCGCAGTGACATTAAACTATTTACTTCTTAAATGACACTGCTCCTAACTTAATAAATACACCTTTTGAATCAGATCCAGGAATCCATTCATCTGATCCCTCAAGTTTCATTACATCAAATTTAGCAGCATCCCTAAATGTACCATCTTTCTTCTGATTTGCTTTTGTAGCATAAAATTCTGTACGATTCTTTTTAGGCATTACAACATACTGATACCCATCTTTATGAAGGTCATTTAACCAACTGAATTTTTCTTTATTGACCTTAATCTTTCTCATATTAATAAGACCTCCAGTAATATACAATATAATCTTTTCTTACAATATTAATGATATCTCTAGCTTTAATTAAATCATTCATTAAATTAGCATACTCAATATCACCATGAAATAAACTATCTCCATAATCATTGTTCGCATAGATTCTATCTATATTACCATCATTATTAATTACTTCAATACCATCGATTGTTCTTGAAATAATTGTATCCTCATCTGGATATTCATCATCTTTTTTCGTAATAAAACCTTTATCAATAAAGACTTCTTGAAGATGATATAAATCACTGTTCTCATTATCATCAATGAATTCATTTAATCTTTTCATAAATTCATCATTAATAATATTATAATCTTCAAGTTCAGTGTCATGATTATAAAGCTCATCATCTATATTTCTACCAATACTGCACCAATACTCGATGTCTTTTGAATATCCATCATATTCACCTAAATCAAACTTCTCATGAAAACTCTCAAGTTCATCTACAACTTTCAAATCTACATCAACATTCTCTTCATCTTTAAAACTGCTGAATGAATGAATATAGTCTTCAAAAGTTTTATAATGTTCTTTTGCCCAACTATTTTTAACATAACCTAAATAGGAAGACGCTACAAGATACTTCTTAAAATTCTCTTCATCACTTAAATCCCTGTAAAATCTAGGTATAAAACTAAATCCACAATTAAATCCCATCTTACTCTCCTCCTAATATATCTTCTAAACAAGCATTATAACCTTCATTAAATCCAAGATATTTTATTTTACCGTTCATATATCCAAGATAAAATTCAGCTTCATCATTCATTGACATTTTTTCAGGTAGAGGTCTTAAAGGACACCATGACGATCTTTTCAACCAATCACCTGAATCACATATACTTTCACCATGTCCTTGAAGATATATTATTTTACATTCTTCACAATTATTTGGCATATCAATTACTAATACTGCTTTCACACAATTCTCCTTTAGAACAGAAATCATTCGGTTCCATACCATCAGTCATGAAGTAAGAGCAAACAATATCGGTGTAGTCAGTTATATCTAATGGATCTTTTTCAATATTTGCTACATTATATTTACAATCCTTGCACCTAATCAATGTCATCTTGTTCTCCCATAATTTCATCAAGACAAGCATTCCAACCTTCATTCCATATTTCATGAACAACTAAACAATCTTTATTTATTCTTTTTTGTGGCAAAGGTTTTAATTCCCACATATCATTTGCATAATCATCAAATAAAGATTCTTTTTCGGTATAAACAAATTTATCTAAATACCACCTACCTTTATTAAATGCATCATCAGGGAGTTCTACTATTGCTATTGCTTTCATTCTGTTTCCTCTATTAACTTATTTAATACACATAGAAAATCAACTGCTGATCCTAAAAGTAAAGACATTATTATAAAACCATTCCAATCATATAAGAATGAAACAAATGATAGTATTGGCACACCTAATATAACTGTTGTTACTACAACTGCTCCTATTACTTTTAATACTGATTTCATTTACTATTCTCCAACCTGAATTGTACCTACCATTTTATCACTTACAGGAGCAAGAAGTTCGCACCACTTATCAGCAATTTCATCAGTACCCACCTGAATGTAAAGAGGTTTATCATAACAGTGCCAAACATTATTACCCTTTACTTTGTCACACAATTCTTCTCTATACTTTTCCATTTCAGCAATTTCAGGAGTGTATTCAATACATAATCTTTCACACATCTGCTTTGCTGATAAGTTTCCAAATCTCACTCTAATCATATTTACACTTCCTTGTCTGTCAATTCCAATATCTAATCAAAACATTCTTGAATGATTGTATCACTTCCTTCATTGGACCACCATGTTTTCATTTCTTCAACAATACCTCTTATAGTTGGATTATTATTTAAATAATTTCTAATTTCCTTGTCTGTCATATTTACCTCTATCCAATGAAATACCAGTTATCAGCTACTTGTTCACAATCTTCTAAATAGTAACCTCTAAAGCAATCATAATCATGTACTGGTCCAAATTCAATTACACTTTTAACAGCATTCTTAACTGTATCAGGTACATTACCATCAAGATACTGTTTCCAATAATCATCTAATGAATAACAATATTGCTGAGGATAAGTGATCTGATCGATAATAGTTTCACCTGCCCAAGACCACTTTTCAGGATTATTAACTCTATTAACAATAGTTGACATTACATATTCTGCAGATTCATAAGTAGGACCACCTTCTTGCATTACTACTGCATATACTAAATTCAGTTCATCTTCAGTAAGTCCATAATAATTAAATTCTTTTTGGTCTTCTACTTCTACAACTTCAGAAATTACAAGCTCTTCCTGAGGCTCTTGAATAATTACAGAAGTGATGTTTACAGATTCTAAAGTATTTATATTATTCTTATGAATCATTGCTCCTGTTAACTCTAAGAGAATCAGAACACTTAATAATGCAACCATTTTAATCTTTATCATACATCTTACCTCTATTCTAATTAAATTATATCAAAGAATAGATAGTATGTAAACTAAATTTACTCTATTAAATCCTCATCTCCAGATTCAGTTTTAAGCTTGATTTCATTATCGTGTGCAATACATAAAGCTTGATCAAATAATACTTGAGCAATAGATGTATCATAATAACCTTCTACTTCCATTGCCTTGATAAACATTCTTACATGATCATGAATATCAGCCTTATCATCAGGAATTTCAAATACAGCTTCTGTATTGAAATAATCATGACAACTAATATCATCTCTCAACTCATTATAATAAACAGGTTTTACATTAACTACGATTTTCAATTTCTCTCTTTGCCTCCTCTTTAAATTTAAGTGTATCATCATACAATTCTGTAGCAAGATTTGCTAACTTACCAGCATAATCATTATAAGTCTTTGCCAATAAGATATAATCATCATACAAATGATTATCAGACAAATCAATGAA